ACAAAAGATATGAGTACCAATAAGAATCATAAGGCTCCTGAACGGAGTGAGGACGAGATAAAGGCGTGGATGGAGGAACATCCACAGGAATATGGTGAGTTTGCCGCTGATATGAGCGAGGCTGACTTGTTGGCGGTATTTCTTTTGGGGCAGTCAGCGTTTTCCGCCTCGCCTGAGTTCCGGAAAAGGCTGGAGGATATGATCGACCTCGACAATCTGGACTTGGAGGAACTTTTGAAGATTCTCCGGGAATCGGGCTATACCCGGATTGTACTGGATGGGCATTCGGAGGATAGTGAATGGGAGAAACACCGGATGCCCTTTGCTGCATGGCTGAAATATGGACGCTCATCGGAAATGCTGATTGAGAATATTGAAGACGCCTCACAGTTGATTGACAATCGGCAGTACCAATGGCAACTCTCAAAGTTTCTGAAGGCATTTATGACCCGTGAAATTGAGAACAATCATCGAACCCGAAAGGAGTTGAAGGAGTTTCTGGACTTCCGGAAAAGTGTCGATAACGGAGATTTGGCAGATTGGGTATTGGATGGAATTGAGAAGTTACCACCCACAGCTAAAATTTCAGAAGATAAAGAATTTGTGCATGACCTTACTTCCCTCTTGTCATCTCACGACAGTGAAACGGTAAGGCGCATCGGCAAATGGACACAGACACATATTAGTGGCGTTGATATTGCGCATCTGTATATTGCATTGGTAGAATCAGGGGAATTGGACGCCCGAAGACCTGTAAAACAGTTTGCCGAGATATTGGCCGCTACTTTCCCAGAAAGCAAAATTGTTGGCGAACGACAGGTGCAAAAAAGCGTAAATGCACTCCAAAGCCTGTCTCCCAATCGCAAACAATATGTCAAGGACGAACCGGAACACCGTTTTGCAATCGACAAGATAAAGACCGGTATTCTCCTGATTAATCCGGATAATGTTGGTTGAAATAAGCTCTTTTCGATTCGTTTGATTCGTTTCAGCGTTCGCGTACTTAACGAACCGTCATTTCTTTTCAATCCAATAAATTACGCTATACTTTTGCGTCACCGTTCCATTTCGGAACGGTGGCGTTTTCGTTTTTTGCCGTCATCGGAACCGCCATAATCCAGACGGCAATCGGAATAAATATGCAAGACTTTTTAGATATGCTGAATGAAGGCCGCGCTCATGTCAAGGTGGAGATGAGTGCCGAAGACCTCAAAGCCTTTTCTGATGACCTTATACGCCGGGCCAAAGACGAACTCGGCTCAATGGTCGAGGCAGCGAAGAAAGAACGTATGCTTACCAAGGCAGAGGTAAAGAAACTGTTCGGAGTATGCGATGCCACCCTATGGCACTGGGCCAACAAGGGAATCCTCAAACCTGTGAAGACCGGGAACAAGGTACTCTATCCTGAATATGAGGTACGCAAGGCTCTAGGACAACGCAACATCAACATCTGACGGATATGAGCTACAATAATCGCCGTCACCGTCCAATTATCCCTTCGTGTGGTCTACATGAGGATGAATGGCATGATTCCATTGAGCCGGGCGAAGCATCAGCATCGTCATTTCCTCTCGAAGTATTCCCGACGGCAATCCGACATATCATCGAATCTCTTCATGAGTATGAGAACTTCCATTTGGATTTCACTGCCGCGTCAATCCTCACAGTGTTTGCAGCGGCTATGGGAAATACATGGTCTGTCCGCTTCATGACCGGATGGGTCAGCCGTCCGATAATATATATGGTGCTTGTCGGTTCGCCGAGTTGTGGCAAGACACCGCCGCTGCAACAGGCGGTCGCTCCCTTGCTCAAACTTGACGGTGAATATGACTATGTTTATTGCAAGGAAATGGAGGCGTACCGAAGATGGGAACGAATGTCAGCGAAGCAGCGAGAAAAGCATTCTTTTCCGGAAGAGATGAAGATGCCACAGCGGAAATGTCATGTAGTGGTGGATTCAACCGTCGAGGCTATGATTGCCGCCATGCGTGACAATCCACGAGGAGTTCTCATATATAAGGATGAGATTGACAGCCTGCTTTCCAACTTCAACCGATACAATGGTTCTGACGAGAGCTATTTCCTCAGCCTGTTCAGCGGTACACCGTTCAAGTATAGCCGTAAGTCAAACAACGAGCACATATTTCTCTCCAATCCCTATTGCTCGATAATCGGCTCAACACAACCGGGGAGACTCTCCGAACAGTTCGGAGGTAAACGCCTTGTGAACGGATTTTCGTCACGGTTTCTGAAAGTCTATCCCGAAATCAATGAAATGCCGTCATGGAGCGATGCGATCATGCCTTATAAGATCCTTGAGGAATGGGAAAGCATCATCCGAAAGGCTGTGAGTATCAATCCTCCAATAGACCAAGAGGGAAAAGCAAACTCTATCGAGCTTACGTTTTCCCGTGATGCGAAGCAGCGTGTGATTCAATGGAAGGACGAGGTAAACAACAAGGCTTACTCGGAAACCGAATCGGACGCTGTAAGGGCGTTATGCGGCAAACTGGAGACTTATCTCATCCGCTTCTGTCTGATTATACAGGTCATGCACAGCATCTGCGGAGAGTCCGCTATGGATGAAATTGAACTGAAATCAGCGGAACTCGCAACTAAGCTTACCGAATATTTCAGAAACATGGAAAGTAGGATAACCCCGGAGATTGATACCGGTATGCTTGATAACCGGTTTACCGAATTACTCGGCAATCTCAGAGATTCATTCACCACATCCGAGGCAGTCCGGGAGTCTCTGAAACTCGGCATCTCTGAATCTTCGGTCAAGAGATTTCTGAGAGACGGTGGACGGGGATTCATCAAGAAGGAGTCTCATGGTCGCTATCGCAAAATTTGAAATGTACGGTGACACTTTGAAATTTTGACATTATGACCTTTTCGACCGAAGCAGGATTGAGGGAAACAACGAGGCTACTCATGCCTGGTTTGGAGTATAGACCTAGCTTTGCAAGATATGCCGCTTGTGTCCACAACGGCAATCCCGCCTCCTTAGAGGTGAGGGTCAATTCCGCTCGAAACTCGCAGTCTTTTATCTGATGAAATACGGTCATAGGATTATGCGATAATGTCAAACCAAGATATACAGGCATTAAAGCTTCAAGTTATGGAAACATCAAGACATCAAGTTATCATGACAACAATACATGAAGGCATCAAGGCATGAAGGCATCAAAGCATCAAAGTATAAAAGCATCAAGGTGTCATTGTATCAAACTATCAAGACAACGAATAATATGACAACAATAAAATCTGAAACTATCAAAATACGAGTTGACTCGCAGACTCTTTCGGAGATTCAATCAAGAGCCGACAGATACACCAATGGAAATCTGAGCGCATTCGTGCGCTGCGCCACACTCCAATACAATGAGAAACAAGTTGCTGAACGTGAGAATCCACAGATGATAGCGTCGCTTAACTCCGCGCTCAAACTTATCGGCAGGATTGGAACAAACTCCAATCAGGTCATCAGGCATATCAACGAGCAGCAGAAGATGTTTCCTTTATCCCTCAGGGCGTCGGATCTTCTTCCCTTCAGCCAATTTCACAACGACTGGACCACAGTGCAGGATATGTTGAAGTATCTGTCTAATCTCATAACCAACGCTAGATGATAGTAAAGAAACTCAGCGATGTGTCCGGCGGTGCATTTCCCGGTGCCAGGTATAATGAAATGAAGGTAGCGGCGGGTGTGGCTCAGCTAATGGCGATGGAGAACGTGAGTGAGGCATTGCGTCACAGTGTGGAGATTCTTCATCACTTCAGTCTCGATGCATCGGCAGAGATTGAGCGTTATCTTAAAGACCGTTCTCAGACTTATGGAAATACAAAAACAACCCGTTTTCAGTTCCATGTGTCGGCATCGGTCAAGGGAAGAGTGATGTCTCCGGAGGAATTGACCGATTTCGCCCGTGAGCTGATGGATGGCATGGGCTATGCCCGACAGCCGTATTTCGTTTATGCGCATCATGACACCGGAAACAATCACGTCCACATACTGTCAACACGGATAAAGCCTAACGGCTTCCCGATTTCCGACCATCAGGACAGGCGTAGGCTTAACGAGTGTGCCAACCGGATTCTTGCATCCGACATCAGTAAAGACATCGACCATATATTCAGCTACGATTATGAGACCGAGGGGCAGTTCGCTAATATCGTAACGGCTCACGGCTATAGGATGGAGAAGTCGCTCAATGGCTACCGCCTTTTCAAATGCGGAGGCAATGCCGGGAATATCCCCATCGGCGACATTTTCAACCGAATTACTAAGAACAGTGCCCGGCGCAAGGAGCGTGCGAGACAGCTTCGTGCCATTATCCGTAAATACAAGTCGGAGATAGCCGGAGGAAAATGTCATAATGTCGAAAATGTCAAAGTGTCAGAAGGTGGAAAGAAAAAGCCGATTCGCACAAAATTCAATTCCGATATAAAGAAAATTCTTGACAGCAGCGGTCAGCCGTTGGATAAGGAGACGCAGGATAAGATACAACAGCTGCTCGATACGCTGAAAACCCGCTTCGGCATCGACATCTGTTTTCAGAAAGACAGAAACGGACAAGTCCGGGGTTACGGCATTGTTGACCATGCCGGGAAGATAGCCTTTGACGGTAACAAGGTGATGAAGCTTTCCGAACTGATTGACTTCACCCTGCAACAAGAACGCCAGTCTTCTCCGCTTGACGTTTACCGCACTCTTTTCACTGTCGAGATCTGCAGGGAGGGCTTAAACGACTATATACGAATCCACACGAAAGATGGTGAAACATATCAAAAGGGCATATCCATGCGGCAGTATTCCTGGTATCATGGAGTGAAGCCGGAAGAACGCGAGGATGTTGGCTATATGATAGCCGCCACGATGTTGTCTGAAGAGATACTTGCTACCTATCTGAAACAAAATCCAATCAATAATCGCGAAGAATCAATAAAATCAGTGGCAGTAATCAGGCACCGCAACGGAGGGTATGCATTGAGAATCACAATGGCTGACGGCTTCTCAACATCAATCAATACCATGACCCAAGAAGAAATCAACCGTTATCGAGCAATGCCACCATCAGAACAGCAGGAGTATCTCCGTAAACTTGCGATCGCATATTTCACCCATGAGGATGCCCGAACCATTACCCGCAGAATCAAGGAGCAGACATTGGCTCAGACAGGCACAAAAGTGCTAGCAAACCGCACACAGGACTATCCGGAGCAGATAACGAGGATATTTGCCATGAATCTATCAGCAGCCATTTCTTCCCTCAACGTCAACACAGCTCACGGCATGAATCGTGAATGGGAGGTTGGTCGACGCTCCCGATATGATGCCATCGACAACAAGCAATCCGGCACACAACTTTCAATGTAGAAGATACCAGCCCGTATAACGATAGTGACTATTCCAGTCCGCCACGCGGATAGTCACTATATTTTTATGGGAAATTTAATGTGGAGTGAATTGGAGTTAAAGTTAAACGGATTCTTTTAAGAACATTTAATCAAGCCGATTTAAGGTGATTTATAGATGTTTAGATAGTGACTATTGTAGTGACTATGGGCGATAGGGACTAAAAGAAAAATCGCCAACTCTTTTGGAATTAGCGATTTAACTTTCTTGGAGGTGGTGCCACCAGACAACAAATGGGTATTGCCCGTCAGTAGTTTAATACCTGATTGTGCCGACATTGTGCCGACATTATCACTATTTTTAGCCTTTTCGGCCTTCCATAAGGACTTCGATTAGGCGTTCTTTCTCCTTTAAGAGTTCCTTCAGATGCTTGATCTCTTTCTCTAAATCGCCGGACGTGTCGGAAGCGAAACCGTCGAAGAAAACGCCCGCCGGTACTCCTAACACTTTGGCAATGAGTTCGAGGGTAGTTGTGTTCGTCGAGCCTCGACGGATAGCGCTCTGGATTGAGCTTTCATCGCGGCCAATGCGTTGCGCAAGCTCACGAATGGTGATTTTCTTGCGCTCACATAAATCTCTAATGTATAATAAATTAGCCATAATATTGTGATGTATTTACAATTTTAACAGGAGAATAATTCCATATTTCAGGAATTTATATCTATATTTGCAGCATAAATTTAAGCAAATTATTTAACTTTATCAAATGCAGAACGGAATCAAACAACCTACAGACGCTGAAATTTTGCGCAACTGGCTTGCTACAATCCCACGCGGAGAGTATAACACCGTTATCTCCAAATTGGTTGACGCCTGCCTCATTTCTCTCTCAACTTTCAGAAATTGGCGTTACGGTAATTGCCGGATTCCGGCGAGCGGGAAGCGGGATATTAACACCATTACCCGCGAAGTATCAGGAATCGAAATTTTCACAATAGCCAAGCCGGAGGTAATGACCGAAGGCGTAAGCGGAGACACCTCCGGCAAAGCTATTTAACTATAATAAAGGCTCGAAAAAATGAAAAGAGAAATCAAGTTCGGAGGCAACTCGGCTCTCCTTAGCGTTGGCGATAACCGCGCAATGCTTACCGTTTATGAAAAGTCGTTACCAGTCCTTCTCGCCGACGCTATCAACGAAGCTGGAGACTTAACAGTTACCGAGGTGTTCAAGGTTGGTGATGATACATATATCCGTATCGTTCACGACCTTTCAGCCGCTGAAATCCTCGACATCGTGTGCGAGGCTATTAGCAGAGTGTACGACGTTGATACGTTCGTTAAAAATGCGAGACCCGAAAACGCTGTATGATCTCCGGTACTATGCGCCCGGTGTCAGGGCTACCGCTTCAGTAAAACGGAGAGAGTAGTCACGGTGCCTGAAGGCCGCCGCTCTGAATGTGTGGAGCGTCGGTTGAAATCTTTCGGGTATGGTATTCAACTAAATTTATTCAGCAATGAAAAATAATATCCGGCGCGTCCTTCCCCCTTATGGCTTTTATCAGTCAATTTGCAAGACTGTTACCCGACCATTTAACCCCGAAAAAATGGGGGGGGTAGAATCAACGCTAAAATTTTGTATTTATGTAATTTGTAACTTGCAATGGTAACTCCCGAAAAACTGTACGCCGCGACTGACGATGGTCTACGTATTATCGCACTACATTACCCGGACGCACCGGAAGCAGCTCGAACAAACCGGCCTTTCAAGGCACGCCCGGACGAACGAACTCCGAGCGCAAGAATCAAGCGATTCCCATATAAAGGCGGCTATGTCTATAAATTGACTGATTTCGGGGGGGAAGGCCGCGCCGTGGATCCTATTCAGATACACCAAGAGGCGAAGGGCATAGGATTCGCAGAAGCAATAGCAGACCTTTCGGTTATATTCAATATCACCAACGAGCTTAATCGCTCTACAAACCGGCCTGAGGTTCGGAAACAACCGGCTAAGGAGGATCAGCCCGACGGCGCTTGCTCGTGGGAAATAAACCAAGATTTCACCGCGGAGGAGTGCGCCGTTATGGGGCCTCGCGTTACCCCTGAAACATTAAAGGCATTAAACTGGTATCGCGTCAAATGTCTGGTAACAGTCAAAAACAGAGAAGCAACCTACAAATTTTCAAATGAAAATTACCCGATATTTATGCGGGAATGTTGGTTTACGACATCTAACGGCGACCGGGATTGCTTTTATAAGATTTACGAGCCTCTCAACGTAGATAAACAATGGCGTTTCCAATATCAGCCAAAAGGGAAAAAGCCGCAGAGCTATATTAACGGCCTGTCGGAACTCGTCGCAGTTTACAAGGCGTTTAACGATCAGGAAGAAAAGTTATTTTTTGCGGATCCGGCTAACGAGGGAAAGCCATACAGAACGAAGAAACTACCTGAAGCGATTATTTGTTCAGGTGAACGCGATGCGCTTTGTGTGCGTTCTTTAGGTTATCACCCTTTGTGGTTCAACTCCGAAACCTATATTGTAACGCTTGAAGAATGGAACGAAATTAACAAGTACGTCGAAACTATCTATAATATACCAGACATCGACGCAACCGGACGAATCAAAGGAACTGAACTCGCGCTACGGTTCATCGACGTGCATACGATATGGCTCCCCGAAAAACTATCCAATTACCGAGATAATCGCGGAAATCCTCGAAAGGATTTTCGAGACTGGATGGAAATCTGGAAGAATAACAGCGATTTTCGCGGCCTTCTGGAGATTGCTATGCCCGCCCGCTTCTGGACTACATCACGCCATGAAAAAACCGGTAAACTGAGATATAATATCGATATTTCGTGCCTTCGTGAGTTTTTAGCCTTGAACGGGTTTTATACCCTGAAGGATAAACACGCCCCCGGAACACAATACGTTCAGATTACAAACAATATCGTTAAGATAGTTACCCCGAAAGAAATCCGCGCGTTTGTGCATGATTGGACTATCGAGACGAGGCGACCCCGTGAACTCCGAAACCTCGTGTTATCAACTCCGACACTTTCGGCAGCCTCCCTCGAAGCTCTCAGAGAGGTTGACCCCGATTTTACCAATTACACGGAAAAATCGCAATTCTTCTATTTTCCAAAATTTGCGGTCGAGGTTACAGGAGCCAAAATTATAAAGCATGACAATAGGTCGGCAGCCATCGGACGCTATGTCTGGGAGGAAAATGTTATCAAGCATAATATAAATTTTCTTCCGGATATGTTCGAGATTACTCACCCGGAAGGGCAATGCAGCAGCGAGGATTTTGATATTAAAATTCTTGAAAATACATCGAATTATTTCCGATACCTGATTAACGCCTCCCGTCTGTATTGGCGTAAGGAGCTGGAGGAAGGAACGGCCAATATGACGGCGGAGGAAGCCGAGAATTACCTGAAGGAACACCGTTTCGATATTGCCGGGCCTATCCTTTCGCCGGAGGAAATTCAGGAGCAGAAACGATGTCTTATTAACAAGATATTTACAATCGGCTTTATGATGCACCGCTACAAGTCTGAGTCGAAGGCCTGGGCGCCTTTCGTCATGGATAACGTAATCGGCGAAAACGACCAATGCAACGGGCGTTCTGGCAAATCTTTCATGTTCCGCGCTCTGTCGCATTTTACTAAATGGCTGAAGCTCTCCGGGCGAAATCCTAAACTCTTGGAAAATCAGTTCGCCTTTGAGCAAGTTAATAAACATCTGGGTATCGTTGTTGTTGACGATTGCGACGAATATCTACCGTTTAGGCAGTTCTATGACAATATTACGAGTGACATCACGATTAACACGAAGAATGTTTCAGCCTATACTCTGACGTTTAACGACGCCCCAAAATTCGCGTTTACGACGAATTATGTACCGAAGGAATTCGACCCCTCCAGCGTGGGCCGTATGCTGTTCGTTGTGTTCTCGGACTACTACCACCAGCAAACGGAAGATAACAATTACAATGAAACAAGGCAGATCCGATCAGACTTTAACAAAGACCTTTTTGGAAGCTCATACAGCGAGGCAGAGTGGGAAGCCGATATAAATTTTATGCTTCAGTGCGTGAAATTTTATTTATCCGTTGCTCACCTCCCTGTTAAAATAGAACCTCGAATGGATAATATTATTTTCCGTAAGTATCTCCGGGATATGTCGGACAATTTCAGGGAATGGGCCGAAGGCTATTTCAGCCTCGACGGAGATAATCTTGATGTCGAAATCGTCAGAGAAAAGGCGTTCGATGATTATAAAAAGTTCTCAAACGTGAATAAAATCACAATGCAGAAATTTTCCAGATCGCTACGGGGATTTTGCTACACTTGTGAGTATATCGACTGTATGAACCCTGAAGAACTCCACACCTCAGGAGGCCGCATCTTACGACGAATTGAGGATCCTATTACACACCAGAAGGTGCAAAAGGAAATGATTTATCTACGTTCCAAGAAGGAGGCCGAAAGGCTAAAGAATCCCCCGCCGCCCCCTCCTGTTCAAGCTGAAATGCCTTTCTAAATCGTTACGGGTATAAATGAACTATGACAACAGACGAATTTCAACAACTCAATTTCGTGGAGCGCGAAAAAGTCGCTAAATACATTTCAGTTATTTCTGGGAAAAATCCTGAAACGGTTATGTGCCTGGCTCATCATTATGCGCTTGCCGCCCGGAGCGATAGGGCTTGTAAATCTCCCGCGCTTTTGATGTTTCGACACTTCCTTTACTGGGTTCCTGTGGACTATAATAAAATCACAAATGAATAGAATTGCATATTACGGAACATGGGGCAGTCCGGGGCATGGCTTTGTTGCCATTCGAGGGAGATTTTCTGCCGAAGAAATACGCGGGATAACTAATATAGACAGCGATATTTATATCGAAGCAACAGCGGCAGACGGATTTCATTACTATGGATTCGGAGATTTTTTAGGTTATGGAATCCCGTTCAGTATTGACGATCGGCGCCCCGGCTGCATTACAGCCGTATTCGTTGAACACGCCGCCACTGCTGAAGATATATTAAACGCAATCGACGCTTTCCCAGAATTAAGACAACGATTCATGCGGCGACTGCCTAAGCCTTCAGACATCTGAGCCGATGAACGCCGACAACCGACATAAGGTATTATATTTCGAGCCGGGAGCCGGGTCACTCGTAACAAACGAGCTGGCCCGGCTCCTTCCTTTGCCTCCGGCGAAAGCCTCTCCCTGCCCTCCAGCCTCACCCCTTACCCCCTCACTATTTTATACTAAATCTTTGTTACCTTGTAACAAATGTTTGAAAAGGAGTGTAACAAGATGTAAGATAAAAGATTAAGTATAGGGGGCGGCGGTAACAAAATAGGCAACAAAGCCGGTAACAAAAAAAATTCGGTTTGTTACACTCCGTCGAGTGGGGAAGGCGTAACAAATCGCAGCGCTCCGTGACAAAATCGCTTTTCGGTTAGTTTTGGTCTTATATTTATGACATTCAGCGGATTAGAAACAAATAACATTGTAACAAAAATTTCTGATGACTTTTAACCTCGCTCATGAAAATTACACCTTAGTAGAGCATTATTTGCTATTCTATAAGGAATTGTTCGTAAATTTGCGCTCAAATTAATGATCCCTCCTAATTATGATTACCGTAAAAATCTCCGTGGAACCTCACGTGGCCGAATACATACGAGGAAAGTATTTCGATCACGAAGCTGATGCAGTCCGATTCCCGTCGGATCTTGATATTTATATACTGATTTACGACCTCCTCCAGCGTCGCCCGGTTGAAAGCCCCGTTGATATTGGCAATCTCGAATTTATTCTACCCGAACGGAGAGTAGGGAAGGATCCTATAACTTACAATTACTTATCTGGTAGATCACAGAAGATTTTGGCAGATAAAATGCGTCTTATGATGTGGGCCGAGCTTCACGATCTGATGGACGAGAACAAGCATATTAAAGGAATTCAGTTCAAAGAGACTGTTTTCACCTTCATGCGTAAATATTCAATCGAGGCGATTACAGAGGACGCCCTGTTTAAAAATTATCAGCGTTGGCGCTATAAGCTCCGGCGCAAGCAAAAACGCGGATATAATCGAAAATAAGTTCATTTTTATAGGGTATTTTTTACCCGACCAAATGCTCCGTTTCGTCCTTTTTTGAGGTAATTTTTGTCGAAAAAGTGTCTAAACTTTGCGGAGTGTTTGAATATCAACAAATTACAATAGCCATTATGAACCGGACTATCGTTTCAACTTGCCACAGTCTTAAAATTATACCTATTTCCAGACTGACAAGGTTCGCCCGGATAAATTCGCGGGTCGTGATGATGATTCTCGGAGACGCCGACGATGCCGAAGCGGTTCCGGGTTCGATAAAGTTTTCGCACACTTCCGAAAATGGTGTGTTAACGAAAAAAATTACCTTCGAGCGCTCGGACGTGTCTCATATTACCGCCGCCATACTCGACGGATATAAGGTTTCGAGGCTGGTTGCTACCTACGTCGATGAATCAGGTAAACGGCGGGTGGCCGGCTCTCCTGATTTCCCCCTGTCGTTGGATTATGGTACCGACGGCGGAGTTTTCTCCGTTACCCTTCAGGGTGAGGATACGGCCCCGGACGCTTTTCTGGCCGATTAAAGTCCTTCCACGCGCCCGCGATATGTAGTTATTTTGCGCTAAAAATAGCTACATGAACAAGCTACAACGATTTTTCTCCGATAACTGGACTATCCAGCGGCACGATTTTGAAAACACCGTGTCGCTCCTTCTGCCGTGTATAATTAATGGCAATATAGAAGCAGCCGCCGCACAGCTCAATAAAACCAAATGCACTGTAAAGGCAACGGCGGCGCCTTATATGGCCGCATGGTATGAACTCGACGACATTACTCTGCCCGTGGATTCTATCGCGGTGATTACTCTTACCGGCGTTCTCTATTCGTGGGAATCCGAGTGGGTGATTAAGCAAGTCGAGGCCGCCGAGCTGAATCCAAATATTTGCGGCGTTGTATTCGTTATCGACGGCCCCGGCGGCATGGTCTCACACCTCGACATGGCAGCCGCAGCCGTCGAGAATTGCAAGAAACCGACCGCGACAGTAGTAACTGGCGTTATGGCCTCCGCTCACTTCTGGTTAGGCACAGCCAGCGACCGCACGTTTATAGCCTCGCCACTTTGCGAGGTGGGAAGCGTGGGCGTAGTTATTACCCACTATTCGTTCAAAGAATTTTTCAAGCAAAACGGAATCGATTACCGGGAGATATATCCCGACACTGCCGACCTTAAAAACAAGGAAACCCGCGCCCTCGTCGATAACAACGATGAATCTCTAATAAAGGCCCGTGCCGAGAAAATTCATAAGATTTTCGCGGAGACAGTGGCCCGGAACCTCGGAATTTCATACGATCCGGAACTCCCGCTTTTCCGTGGCGAGATGTTCGACGGCACGGAAGCAGTCGCCGCCGGTTATATCGACGAGTTCGGCGGCCTGTCTGATGCCGTTAAATGGGTTCTTGCTCAGGCAACGAGCCGGAAGGCAGAACAACTATACAAATAATTATCAACTAATCAACACCCCAGAAACATGAATTTTGCGAATTTTATCCCCGCGATTCTCGGTATTCTCGGCCTCCATGCCTTCAATAAGGTGGAAGGCAAGGACGACCTGACCGAACAGGAGTGCGCAAAGCTGAAGGAATACGGTTTTTCCGACATATTCCTCGCCGACTTCAAAGCGTATATCCAGAATCCCCAGCCTTCCGCCGAGGGCAATTCTGCCGACGACACACGCGCTGCCGCCATTGCCGGCGTTCTCGGTCAAGTAACCGCACAGCACGAGCAGGCAACCGCCGAACTTGCCACGCTGAAGCAGCAGATGGCAACCGACAAGGCCGCACACGCAGCCGCCATCGCCTCGAAGGAGGCCGAAATTTCGGCGCTCAATGACAAAATAAAACAGCTTTCGGCCATGCCTGAAACAGATCCCGGAACAGGCTCTGGAGCCGGTCGCTCCGCAGCTCCTGCCGTAGCCTTCAATCTCGATGACACTAAGCAGCTCGGCGGCCAGCCCGGCGAACACTTCTCACTCGACCGCCCCTACAACCGCCGCGCCCGCGCCGCACTTCTGGCCGCCCAGGGTATCGAGGTAGCAGCTACCACCCCTGAAAGCGTCGATTATAAGTCACTTCAGGACGACCTCGGCGCGTTCTACCGTACCCGCTGGAGCGACCGCCTCCAGTCATTCCTTGTCGAGCTTCCCACTATTACGAAGCTGTTCCCGACGGAAGCCGGACACCAAGACCTCGACACTCTCGCAAATCTCTGGCTCGGCGAGTTCTCTCAGCCCGACAACTCCGCCGAAAGTGATTTCGATAAGGTTGCGAAAGGTTCTTACGAGATCGGACATGAAACGCTCCGTATGTACGATGTCATGTTCGCCCACAAGTTCAAGAGCCTGAAGAAGCTCGAAAAGAGCTGGATCGGCTACCTTAACCGAGAAGGCTCGAACCCTGTAAAACTTTCGTTCATAGAATACCTTATGGTAGAGACCGCGAAAGCTCTCCACAACGAACGCGAATTGCGTTACGTCAACGGCGTGCGTAAAGATCCGGAGGTGAACAAACCCGGTCGCGCTATGGAGGCCGCCGACGGCATTTACGAGTATCTCCGTAAGCGCGTCGAGGGCCACGTCGATTTCACTCCCAACGGAGGCACAACAGGAAAAATCGTGTATCAGGTCAAGCCCTTTGAGCTTCCCCGTATCACCCCCGGAAACATCGGCGAGGTGTTCTATCTTGGCACCGGCATGATTCCTTCGGTGTTCCGCGATACTGGTAATGTCGTGCTTTATATTCCTTCGTTTATGCTCCCGTGGTATCACAAGTATAATGAGACCCACTACGGCCAGAACAAGGATTATCAGGCCGGAATCAACTATGTAAAGGAGTACCCATCGGTAAAAATCGAGGTGATTCCCAACGCCGACAATCACCACCGTATCTTCTGGACTATCGACGGCAACATTCATACTTACTGCCACGTCTCCGGCGAAATGCTCAAATTTACAATCGAGCAGCATCACTGGGAACTTGACGTACATAGCAACTGGAAGGAATCTATTCAGGCCGTGGCAGTCGGTTACAAGTACACCAACCGCGCCGACATGGACGGTTCTCGCCAGCTTATCTGGTGCAACGACTACGACCGCCCCGATACCTACTTTATCGAGGCCGACAAGGACGCGAATCCTTCGGTTCTCCTTCACAGTTCTGTCGTTACTGTTGCGAACTCGAATGTTTTCGCAATTACCGATATTGCGGACGCTCAGGTCGGCAAAGTCGTGGCAATCAAGTGCGGCGCCGACGGCGACAACGGCGTTACTATCAAAAAAGCCGATAAATTCGTGCTTATCTCCGAGGACTGGACGCCTAAGAAGGGCGGTGTTATCAAGCTGATGAAACGTGCTGACGGTAAGTTCATCGAAATTTCACGCTCGACCGCTGCCGCTGATTCCTACCAGATTCCCAACGATGAAACTACTCCCAGCGTTCTGGGAGCTACGGTGTTCATCACTGGCGAAAACACCAGCGCGACCGCAATCACTGACCTGGCCGACGCGGTTCCCGGTGTTGTCTACACTATTCACGGCAACGGCGCGGACAACGCCTCGACTATCGCCAATGGCGGTAATTTTGTGCTGACAAAAGCAATCACGCTGAAGGCTGGTGTATTTATCCAGCTCGTCAAGTCTGACGACGGCAAGTTCTACGAGGTTGCACGAGGATAACAGCCCGAAACCGACACACGGAGGGCGACTGCGCCCGCTATCGCCCTCCGTCTAATTTCTTACTAAGTTTCTAACATTATATAAGTTTCAAGCTATGCAGTATCTTAAAAAATCCGTACCCCGTGCCTCTGGCAATCCCGGTACCGGCATTAAGCCCCGCGATCAGCTTACTCTTATCGACATCGACGACATCGCGTTTATGCCCGCGCCCGACGAAAAAGGAGTCGTTATTGTCGATAACATTGTAATGAAGCCCGATCGCTACGGTTACAACATCTACATGACGCCCGGAACCATTGAAATAACATCGGCGGCTGAAGGCGATACAGACAAAATCGGTTTCACTCCTTCGATTAAGTTTGAACACCCCGGCAACGAGCGTGAGGTGCGTGAGTTTAAGGCGAACAGTATCAACCGTAAATTTATCGTTGTGGTTCGCTACTGTTCCGGCAAGCCTTCCGACCTGATCGGCTCCGTTTGCAATCCATGCAAGCTCACCCCTTCCTATACCGGCAACAACGAGAGCAACACCAACGAAATGACTTTCGCCCAGATCTCAAAGGGTGATGATATTTTCATTTATGAAGGTACCGTAACTCTCGAAGAACCCGTTTCGACTGTTGACGCGGGCGTGAAGGTTGTCGACTTCGTGGCTGAAGGCCAGTACCAGCTCTCACCCGGCGCCGCAGTTATCGACGAAATCAGCGGTGGCGCTCATGATGCAGTTGTTACGCTTCTTGGCGTGGCCGGTTCGTCGCCTACCGTTTCGAGCAACGCGGGTAAGATCCTTCTCCGTGGCGGTAAGGTTTTCACCGCCTCCGAAGGCTCACAGATTACGCTCCGTGCTTTCGATTCTGGCGATGGTGGTATCGTATGGATCGAGCAGAGCCGCTACGTCGCAGCCTAATAGGTTCGATTCCCGAAAAGGGTTTAAGGTTCGATTCCTGCCCGACCGAAACCCGCTTTACACACCCGGACGCAATAACATGTGTTCGGGTGTTTTGTGTCCTTCACTTGGTAATTACCGGGCGTTAACTTTGTTGCATTAAAACATATAACCCTCTACATATTTAAAAATTATGAATTTTGGAGAAGCTATTGAAGCCCTTAAATGTGGTAAAAAGGTAGCCCGCAAAGGCTGGAATGGAAAAAATATGTTCTTATGGCTGAAACCGGCTGGAACAGTAAAGGCCGAGTGGTGTCATGATCCTATGTTAAAGGCAATTGCCGAAAGTTGCGGAGGTTCTATTCCTGCGCTTGGTACAATCTGTATGTTAACAGCCAGCAAAGAAATACTTTCAGGCTGGCTGGCCTCTCAAACCGACATGCTTTCAAACGATTGGGAAATAATCGAATAATCGTATGACTACCGAACAGAAAAAAGAAATTACCGCCTACCTTAGCGGCCCACGGGATTACGCTGAAGGCATGGAGCTTTATAGGCGCTACGGCAATAATTTGCGTCTGAAGCGTCAGTTTGCCCTCGACAATACAACCGCGACACGTGAAATTCTTTTCGATGAACTCCGTAAGTTGGCCGGACTGACTGAAATCGAGTTTGCCCGTCTCCCTCGTCTGGCCCACTCGAAGGTACCGGCGCCACAGCTTAACGGGAAAACCGTACAGGCTGTTATTTTTGACGATCCTAAGGATAACGAGGACGTTCTTATGGAGCTGGCCGATAGTTTCGGGGTCTCCGTTGACGAGCTTGTTAGCCCGGATTTTCAGGAGCGCGTCGCCGCCATGAGCGAGAACGAGGATAAGATTGAGGAGCTTACCGAACAGCTCGAAAATGCCCGTTCGCGCTATGCCGAGGCGCCGGAGCCGGTTCGGAAGATGATTCGCTTTCGTGAAAAATATACGTTCCTAAACTCCCCGGATTGCCCGGACGTGCTGAAGATTCTCGTCGCTGATATGTTTACCGCTTACGGGGAATATAAAGCGGCTCACGCCCGCCTTCAGACTCTTGGAGACGCCGACGCGGCCACCGCTGCCGCCGATAGCGAGAAGGTCGTTACCGAATACCTGAAAAACCGCGAAATCTGGGAAGAACTCGAATATTATCGCGTAAACGGTACGATTCTCGGAAAGGCCGCAAAGTTCCGGGAAGCTCAGGCCGTCGAGGATCTCGCGGCGCTTCCCGACGTCGAGCTGATTAGCAAGCTCCAGAGCGCAAGCGTTCAGGAATCGAAGCACAAGAAGAAGGTGGCCGAGGCTAAGGCTAAAGGCGAGGAGAACGAGAAGGCCGCCGCCTCTCTCGATTACTGGTCTAATTATAAACAGGCCCTTAAGGCTGAGGTCGCCCGCCGAAAAAAAAAGTAATTGAGGCTCTCGAATCGGCGGAAAGGTCGCGGGCATACTTTACCCGCTACCTCTCGCGCTCAGGCTGCCACCCGTGCGACCGTTCGGAGGCCGGCCACCAGCTCTCTATTGTAAACCGAAAAATCGACACGCTGAATGCTACGTTATCCAGATTCAGAAACTTTGACGAATGACCTCCGGGAGTTTCCCGGCGGTATCGTTTACAACGGCGACTGCCTCGACGTTATAAAGACACTCCCGGCGGCCTCCGTAGATTGCATTATTACCGACCCTCCGTATTTTCTCGGTATGACACACAATGGGCAAAAGGGCAATTTCCGCGATCTGTCAATATGCCGTCCGTTCTATCGGGAGTTATTTCACGAGTATCGGCGTGTTTGTCGCCCTGAAGCTTGTATTTATTTTTTCTGCGACTGGCGCGGTTATGCGTTTTATTATCCGCTGTTCGACGAGATTTTGAAGGCTCACAATATGCTTGTATGGGATAAACTGAGCGGCCCCGGTAATCATTACGCTTTTATTCATGAACTGGTGTTGTTTCATGCCGGTAAGGGCGCGAATATCGGCGGAACGAATATTATTTCAGGACTTAAGAGCTTCACGAGCGGGGCGAAGGCCACCGACGGTTCTAAGGTTCACCCCACACAAAAGCCCGTCACCTTAATTCAAAAGTTTATCGAGGACGCTACCACGCCCGGCTCCGTGATTCTTGATACTTTTGGAGGTTCTGGCACTACTGCCGTGGCTGCCGTTCGCTCCGGGCGCCGGTTCCTGATTATGGAACAGGACGAGGGTTATTATCTTACCACTTGTAAACGCCTTGAAAATGAGTACGGAGATTGAAAAATCTAATTTACCGGCTTTCGCTCTGACCTCGACCGAGGAGGAGGAGGTGATGAAGCTCGCCGCTGTCGGCTTCATGCCGAGGGAAATTGCCGTCGCTATGGAATGGCCCCGCGATCGCCGCGCGGCCTTTTGCCTTCTTGCGGAGTTTCCCGGTTCTGATATTGCTTTGTTGCTGGCTGCCGGTAAAGCCGAGGGCCGCGCCGTACCGCAGACTAAGCTCCAAGAACAGGCGAAGGCCGGGAATATCGAGGCTATAAAGGCGCTTCAGACGCTTCAGGCGAATAATCGTTTTAATGAACTTGTTAGCTATATGGACGATGACGAATTTAACCCGTAAACCTTCCCGGATTGATTTCGAGGCGGTCGATTCTCACCAGATTGAGCGGATTTTACACACTGGCGACCTCGATAGCCTTACACCCGCAGAGCGTGATTATTTCGAGCTTATGGAGGTTGTTCGCGGCCTTAACGCTCGAATGATGTTACCGGGCGGGAATCGTATCGTTACGAAGGCTGGTATTATCAAGATCCTGAAATCGGACGTTTACGGCCTTTCAGACTGGATGGCACGCCGCGTTTATGCTGACGCTCTGAATTTTTTCTATGCCGTTGATGACGTGCGGCCCCGTGCATGGGCCAACCTATATGCCGAACGCCTCGACAAATTGGGAAATCTGGCCGCTTCTATGGGTAAACTGAAGGAGGCTAAGAGCTATTTTGTCGAGGCGGCCAAACTGCGCGGCTGCTATGAGGAACAGAGCGCCGAGATTCCTCAGGAACTCCTCGACGCCGCTCCCGTGGTTCTTTATACTCCCGACGCTGAAAGCATGGGCGCCCCGAAGGCCGACCGTAAGGAGCTGGAGGCGTTTATTGATTCGATTCCGGATATTCCCGAAATTTCACGCCGTCGCGTAAAGGAGGACGCGGGTATTAAGAAACGTAATTTGCTGGAACGTATGATTTCAGATGTTAAGGATTTCGGCGATGAAGAAGAATGAGGCCCCCGACGTACCCGTTAAATTCGGTTCTGACGCACTGATTTTTTGCGACTGGATAGATACGACGAATTTCGTATCTATCGGTGGCCGTGGTGTGGCTAAAAGTACGGTTATTCTGGCCCGGCGTTCGGAGCGCTGCGTCCGTCTTATGCCGGGCGCTCCGCTGGCGATTGTTGCGAATACATATTCTAACCTCGTCGATAATATCATGCCCGCCGTTCAGAATGGCTGGAAAATTAACGGGCTTATCGAGGGCGTTCACTACATAAAGGGTAAAAGACCTCCGGAGGAATGGCGCCGCCGCTGCTCTGTTATTGTAGATGATTATCGCCACGTTTATTCCTTCTGGAATGGCTCAGTATTGTTTCTCGGCTCTCTCGATAATCCTTCTTTGCTGGCGGGCAAGTCTGTTGCCCACCTTCTGTTTGACGAAACGAAATACGCTTCCGACGCGAAGGCGGCCCGTGTTATGCCTATTCTGCGCGGCGATGCTATTACTTACGGGCGCTGCCACCTCTACGGCGGTGTTACGATTACAACTGATATGCCGGACGTAACCGAAGGCGAATACGACTGGTTTTTCCGTTACGCCTCTGAAATGAACCCGGAACGGATTATTAAAATCATACAGGCCGCCTCCGAATTGAATCGGCTTAATATTAAGCTCCTGAAGCTGAACCGGGCTGGCACGCCAGATGTTAAGAAAATCGCCCGGCTCGAAAAGAAAATCGCCTATTACGAGGAAGGACTCCTGAAGCTCCGCAAAGGCCAAACCTTCTTTATGAATATTTCGAGTTTCGTTAATATTGATATTCTGACGGTTGACTATGCCAAGCGCCTATATAACGGCGCTCTCGAACTACATGAGTTTCTTAAATCGGTTTTCGGTATGCGGCCCGGAGTACGCCGAGACGCCCGGTTTTATGTACTGTTCTCCGACAAACATAAATATTATGATGGTACACGATCCGGCGAAGCTGCATTCTCTTCCGATGAACTCCGGTTCCTCGATCCGACGCGGCCCATTGACGGCGGTATGGACTTCGGTAATATGCTTTCTTTTGTTATCGCACAACCTGACGGACAATTCTACCGAGTACACAAGAATTTATACACCCTTCCCCCTGAATCTATACGTCAACTTGCCGACCAATTCCTGACCTTTTTCAAGAACCACCAAAAAAAGGTGTTATATCTCTACTACGACCGCGCAGGCAATAATAATCAGTGGCAGAACGAGGACCAGGCCGGCAAGATTAAAGCAGCTATCGAGAAGGACGAGGAAGGACGGCGCACAGGCTGGACTGTGGTACTTATGTCGCGCAAGCAGGGTATTATCAGGCATGGAGCAGAATTTAACTTTATGCACGAACTGATGGGCGGCAAGAACAAACACCTTCCACTCCTTATGGTTGACGCTCTGAACTGCACCGAAATGATTTCAAGTATCGAACTCGCAAAGGCAGAAGTTAAACACCGTGGCGATGTGAAGATAGTAGCTAAAGTAAAGAAATCCGAGAAACTTCCGGCGCCTAAACTCCCGCGCCTGTCGACGAACTTTTCCGACGCCTTCAAATATCTGCTTATGCGCCGCGAGTGGATTAAGGCCGTCAGTGTGGCTGCTTCATCGGCGCCTGCAGCCGATGCTCTGGCCGAGCAATGGATGGACGAGCGTTATAGTACCTGATACCGGTACCCGACCGACTGGCTTACCGACATACTTACCACCCGACGACCGAGAGAGGCCGCCGGGTGCTTTTTTTACCTCAGTGCGCGACCTCCTCACAGGGTAACAAACCGATTTTCTCATATTTCACCCCTGAGGAGGCATGGTAAATACTTTTCGCCGTCAGAGCGGCCCGCGCTTCGCGTTGTGTCGAAAAACGCTTTTTCGATTCTCTGCCCGCTTATTATGCTGATATATTGGTGTTTTAGTGTTTTGAGAGCAAAATTTTAAGCAAAAAAGTGTGTTTTTTGCTTGGTAATATGCTTTTTTTGCCTTCTTACCGCTGAAAATTCGTAAATTTGTGGCGTCAAACACCCGAAAACCGGCGAAAGTAACACCAAACTTACGCCAATGCTTGTTATCCTTATTATTACTCTGATTATTGGATTTATATATTTATATCGGAAGTCAATTAAAGAGACCCAAAACCAATATTTATTAGATGATGATATTATTGAAACATCAAAGGCCAATAGAATAGATCGCTATGAGAAAGATTATCGCGATGAAAAAAATTTTTTTAGTTTAAGTTATCGCGTAAAAGGGTCATGTTATAGGGATAATGGTGCATTCGATAGCATAAGTATAGGTTCGCTTGTTTATTTTGAATTAGAAAGTTCTAATACTTTTGATAGATTTGCGGTCAAGGTTATTTCAAGTAGTGGTAAGCATATCGGCTATATTGAACAATGTGAGAGCGAATCAATATATAAGAATGTCAATTATATTAAAGGTGCGGAAATATCTAAAATAGTTGAAGGAGAAATTGCTCCATATATTTGGGTTAAGATTTATTTTAGTCTTGATGATAGACTTCCAGCAAAGTTATATGATGAAGATATACGGGAAGATGAGGCGGATAGTGCTATAAATAGAATAAAAAAATATAATCCTCTTATAATAAAAGCTGAAAGATTTAAGAGAGGGCGACCAGAGCAGGCGTTACAACTTTTTCTTGATATCTCAAAAACTTGTGAAGAATTGTATCCTAAGCATGAGTGCGTAAAGATTTATCGACGTCTTAAAATGTACGAAGAGGAACTTGCATTAATTGATGATATTATTTGTGAGTTATCAAATGAGTTAAATCGTATTGATTTAACAGATCTGCATTTATATGAGTATGAAATCAATAAATATAAAGAGAGAAAAAAATATGTGGAAAAATTACGTATAACGAAGGATCGAAAAGACCAACAAGCATTAGAGCGACAGATGAATCCCCGTAAAAGAGGACGAAAGCCAAAGTCTACAAATTTACTATAAGTGCGCTGGGCCTTCGGGTCCCGGCGTTTTTATTTTCTTTCTTTGCCTTAACTTATTTTAAGTCTTTTTTTTTTGTTGTTCACACAATTCTGCCGAACTTTGCGCTGTCAACAGTTCACGGAGGTAACTCCGGGTCGAGTCTGAAACGGCTCGAAATCCTTCGGGCTTTTGTTTTGCCCGATTACATACGAAATACAGGCGACCGCCTACTCCAACCATTTAGTAAACTCGACCCTTCGTCGGTTTCCGTGGACTGTTTGACGACATGGAGAGGCGGTCGCCTTTTTATGTCGTAATCAAAACGTCAAACAACCAACAAACAGTCCACAAAAATGAAAGCAGCAACAGCGTTACCCGTTCCGGCATTGTCATACAAGCCGAGAGTGAAAAAACTCCTTATTCGAGGTGTTATTTACCTTACCTCGGAAAAATTCAGTATCTTTGTAACCGCAATCGCGGCCCTAATCTGTTGGGCTGGCGTATGTATCGACGACGAACATGTTATCGGCTATGGCGGTATCGTGTTTCTCGTAGGTTTCACCCCGTGGGGCATACGTCAAACACTCCGCGATGTGCGTCAAGACAAACTTGGCTTAAAAGAGTGGTAAACCTTTCATGTTAAACAAAGCAAAATCAAATAAATATGCAAAATAACGTAAATCTCTCCCCCGAAGCTATTAGCGTTATCAACGCGCTTCAGCATAAAAACGGTACATTCAACTATTATCGGGCGACTATCAACCGCCTTCATACTTACATACTCCACCAGAGCGATGAAATCGGTATGAGCGATACTGAAACGCTTCATACGCTCCGAGTGCTCGACGCTATCCGCGCCGACCTCGCAGCTCTGGCCGGTTCCGCCGCTATCGTAAAGCCGGAGCCGGACACCCACGACGACATCACCGAGCGTGTCGAAAATATGATCGTTTTTGAACACGTCGATTTTTCCGACCACGGAGATAGCGCCGACGACGTTCCCGGCGACAAACTCGACGAACCGCGCGAAATGCTCCACGACGTCAATGTGGCATGGCAGAAAATCAACCAATTACAGGTGGTTATCTCCGAGGCGATTACACACGCCACCAACGCCGGAGAAAAATACGATTCCGTTATCTCCGACCTGAACGACGCTAATCAGGATCTCGAACTCGTGGCCGCGAACCTCGACGCTATCATGGCGATAAACCCCGACACCTACGAGCCGAAGAAACCTACCGCCGCCGAGAAGGCCGCCACCTTCTTGCAGCGGGCCGCCGAGGCAATAAGCTACGGAGAGGAATTGTTTATCGACGCCGTGGATTATGCGAAACGAGCCGGAGCCGGTGATGCCTTCAAGAAAAGGGCCTTAGAAATCGACCGCAGCCTGACAAATTCAATCGAATTGGTTAAGAAACTGATTGATTACGCTCCCCTTCTCGAAAATCATAACAATGAACCTCAAACATCTGAAGCCGAATAACGAATTATGAAAAACGAAGATATTCTAAAAGAACTTATTCAGGACGCCGTCTCTGAATATGTTTTCCAGACTGGCGAAACTGACTTTATCGCAGTGATAGAGGTTGAAGCCGATGCCGGGTGGACACAAACCCCGGAGATAAAGGATTACAAGCAATATGGCTCCAATGACGACAAGGAAACGGAACTTACGCCTAAGCCTTAAAAGCGATGAACCTCGAACAGCAGATACCGACGATTAACGAAATCGTCATCAATGCCGTAGACCGACACCTCGAAAGAGTTCAAGACGTCCTAACGGTATACCGACCGAATAGATTCCGGGTAAATCAGCGCGTCGCCTTCTTCTTTAACGGGCGACAGCTGACCGGGAGAATCTCGAACGCAGTGTGCCGCAACGGAGTGTACTCCTATCATATCGAGACACCCGGCGGCGGCTGGTTCAGAGAGATTGACGAATCACAAGTAATGGCAATATCATAAGTAAGAAAGATTGTTAACCATCATCAACAAGCAAGAAAGAGGGCGTTCGTTGTGAAACGGGCGCCCTCCCTCTGTTTGTCCTTCGCTACGCGCGATATATTAAAGACCTTTGCAGCGTAAATAATCACAGTGCAAATGGAAACTCTAAACATTATCTTACCAATCGTAACCCTGATTCTCGGAGGCGGCGCGACGTGGATTTTTACTATCAAATACACGCGCCGACAGGCCGAGGCTACCGCTATGGAGCATTTTCAAACGGTATATCAAGGCTTAATAAAGGATCTTCAGGACGACCGCGCCGAGCTTAGGAAGGAACTCGGAAATATGAAGGAGAAAATTAACTCCCTCGAACTCCTCGTCGATAACAACGCCAAATTTTTGAAGCAGCTCTCGCGCCTCGCTTGCGTGAAGGCTCCCTCGTGCGCTGATTGTGTTCTAATTGACATTTCACAGTTATGAATCATGGAAAATATAATCTCGCTTATCGGTTACGCGCTCTCACAGCTGGCGCGGGCTTTCTCGCTTGCCTTGTTGCTTGCGTTGTTGCTGGAGGGTGCCGCAGCTCTCGAAATATGGTTCAGGAATCGACGACAGTCGAACACAGCGAGTTCAATACTTCCGAGGAAAACAAATCAGTTCACAGCGAGGCAGACGATAGTATATATCAACGGGGAGCAATTTCCGGTAGTTCAGGGGAGCGTGGTCGTATCGACATCGAACGAGATTCAGCAGGCCGACCAATCGTCATTTTGTGGACGTTTAATTCAAATTTTCTCGGTGAAAATTTCTCGGAAACGTTCCAAAAAAACTTATTCACGTTTCGCGGTTCGTCGGGTAGCGCCCAAAGTTCCGGCGCCGTGGATTCCGTCACCGAAAAAAAGGAGGAAACTCAGGAGGAAATTAACGCCTCAATTTCTTTAGATTCTCTTATCGGTTCCGGCCTTCTGTCGCTGGTTATCCTGTATGTCGTTTATGTTCTAATAGCCGATCACTTATGGCCGTGGATAAAGAACCGAAAACGATAGACGTTTTCGACGCTATCGAGCAGATGAAGCGTATAAGCCTCGCCGGAGGTGTGTTCTCTTTCAAGTTCCGGAAATGGAACCGGGCGACGCGATCAGGTGGAGACGTGGTTACAGTAAATGCAGCACGAATCCGCCCGAAGGCCCGCGATGAAAAAATCGAGTATTCAAGTTATAAATTATTTTTCACAGACACCGAGACGGGCCTCGCTCGTGTGTGCTGGCAGCCGTTAATTATCGAGTTCAACGGGCAACGCACGGTGTTAAATTAAAACTTCAACTTTTCTCTACGATGATACGCAGAAGCGGTAATTTCGGTTTTGTCGATAATGGGGCCGGAGAAATATACACCTTTAGCCTCAATTCACGGCAACAGCGCGGCTGGTCGCCTTCTACCTATATGCTACGGGGTGCCACCGGTTCCTTTGGCTATAAATACATGAATGTTAACGGGGTGCCGATTATTCCTTTCGGCGCCGACAATGATATGCCGGGCAGGGTGTGTCACCTCCTTGAAAAATTTTACGCCGGGGAGGGTATCATGGGCAAAAAGGCCGGTTTGCAGTGGGGCGAAGGCCCTCGGCTGTATCGTGACGCCGTGTCGGAAGAATCTAATGTCTTTTACCGGGCGTGGACTGTTGACGATGAAATTACCGCCGACCTTAAGGCGACCGATTATCTCACACAGATGCACCGTTGTCTGATTGACCTCTGCCACTTGGAAGGATTCTGGGTTAAATTCACGCTCACACGCGGGCGACGTATCGGCGCCGGGCGTATCGCTAAGGTCGAACACGTTCCGGCGGGTAAGGTTCGTTTTGTCTGGCCCGGAGATAATAAGCTCCCGACCGAGGCGATGGTGGCAGACTGGCCCGTGGCTGATCCGGCAACTTCGCACGTTTACCCCCTGTTCGACCCCCGCGAACCACTGAAACACGCGGTTTCTCTGGCCTATTACAATGTTTACAGCTACGGACACGACCATTATAGCGTTCCCCGCTTTATTGGCGCGTTCGACTGGCTGGAGCTGGCCGGTACTCTTGCCCCGCTTCTGGCTACCTATAACGAGAACGCCTCGGCTATCTCGAAACATATCGAATCGCCACAGTCTTACTGGGATCGTCAGGAGGAGATTATTAAGGATCTTTGTCAGCAAAGAAATATACCTTATTCGCCTAAAATGCTGGAGGAGTTCAAGGACGCGGCTATGGAACGTTTCGCGGCTTCGATGTCTGGCAAGGAGAACGCGGGTAAATTCTTCCATACCTCGAATTTCTGGAACCCGGAGGCCAACAATTTTGAAGGCTGGAAAATCACGTCGATAGACAACAAGGTTAAAGAGTATATCGAGGCTCAGGTCGCTATCTGCAAAAAGGCGGAGGCTGCCGCCACTTCCGGCTTCGGTCTTGATCCGTCTCTTTCTAATCTTATTCTCGATACGAAGCTCGGTTCAGGTTCTGAAAAGCTCTACGCTCTGAAGGTGTATAACGCTACGGAAACCGCCGTCGCTGATATGGTTCTTTGTAAGCCTTTCCAGCAATATATCGACACCAACCACCCCGGAACAGATATTAAAATCGGTCTTTATCGTACTGTTGTCGAGGCCGAAAAGAATGTCAACCCCGAAAATAGAGTTAAAGCAAATGCGTAATTTGTTCGGAGACATAGCAGAGCAGCCACAGCGCGGCAAGGACGAAGGCAAGGAGCGCCCGGAGGATCCTAACAAGGAGCGGGCGGTCGCCTGTCGCCGTACACGCGGGCGTTATGTCGAGCGACGAATAAAATCGGAGCTTGCGCTGGAGGAGGTTCTGCCGTGGCATTTTGAGCAGGGTACGGCCTATCATTGTTTTTCATTCGGAGACGTTGACGCCCTCACTTACTTACGGGTTATAATCAAGCAGCAGCGCGTGGAATATGTGCTTTTGTCTACTTGGTGCATGGCCGCGACCGATGTCGAGGAGATAGGCAAGTGGATTCGCCGGGGAGATCTCGGACATATTGATTTTTATGTAGGTGAAATTTTTCAAGCCTCATACGCTTCTATCTACCTGATGTTATCTGAGCTGGTAAGGGAGTTTGGTGGACGTGTGGCGATTTTCCGGAATCACTCTAAGGTTATGGCCGGTTTTGGTGAACACTTCGATTTCGTGATCGAGGGAAGCGCGAATGTAAATACGAATCCGCGTTCAGAGTGTGCGGTTATTACGGTTGACTCTGATCTGGCCCGATTCTACAAGGAAGAAATTTTCGATAATATTCAGTCGTTCAATAAGGATTTTGAAGGCTGGGAACCTTATAAACTTAAACGCGATGATACTGTTTAACCGCGATGGCAACGGAAGCGCCGAAATTGTGGCCGCCGTTGGCCTTATCTCTAACGGGATTGATTTCGATAAGTGGGAACCGGTTCTGCCGCTCGGAATCCGCGACGTCGTGGCAATCGTAGGCCCGGAGCCGGTCGAGGCTCTGGCCCGATTCTATGAAAACGGAGAGCAGCCTGACGAGGAGTTCCCGGCGTCGGCTACTATTGCGCTCGGCTATCTGAAACAGGCCGTAGCAATGTTTTCGTGGCTGAAGATTATTCCGACGCTTGACGCTCAACACGACGAAGGCGGCCGCTCTCGCCGCCTCGGAGAGAATGAAAAGGGCCTTACAGCCCTTCAGGAGTTCAAGGACGAGGAGAATATTACACGCCTCGCCTATGAAGCGACCGACGCGCTTGTGGAGGCGCTTGACCGGGGCGCGTTCTCCTTCTGGACTGAATCGAGGAAATACCGACAGCGCGAGGGCCTTCTGATTCGCAGTAAGGAGGAGTTCGACGAATATTATAATATCGGCTCCCATCGTCTGTTCGTTACGCTCCTTCCTATCATACGGGAGGTTCAAGGTGCCGACGTGGCGCCGGTACTTGGGCGAAAGTATCTTACCGCTCTCCTTCAGGGAGACGAGGCTGTTACCGATGTTTTGAAGGATTCGGCGGCACGTGCCGTGGCCTTGCTCTCGATTAAAAAGGCGGTGGAACGCTTGCCCGTCGAGGTTATCCCGGAGGGTATCGTGCAGATTCAGCAATCGCAGCCGGTAAAATCCCGGCTCAAAGCGGAGCAATCGGCCCGCGCAGCTGTGGCCGCATCGCTCGGCACCGACGCGGCCCGGTGCCTTGGCCGACTTCAGCAGCTCGTGGCAGAGCTGGAGGCCGAAGGCGATCAGGTCGAATCATATATTTCCGGCCCTATTGTTCACAGTAAGGGAATGTCGTTTTAATGGAATCAATTACAACACGCGGGCGCTCGGTTGAAATTCCGACTAATGTCGGTGAACTGTCTCCGAAGCAATATGAATATTACTGTTTTCTCGCTTTCGCTCTTGGAAGCGGGGCGATTGATCTCGATTATTTCCGGGTTCGCTGGTTCTCTTTCCTTGTCGGCCTCGGTAAAGCTGATTTCACCATCTTGAAGGCTGAACACGCCGCGGAGCTGGAGGAACAGATGGCCGCGATTGACGGTTATTTCGTGGAAATCGGTGACCGTGTTAGCCTCGATTTTACCACACCGGTTAATCTCCTTCCGTCTTATCGAGGTTATAATGGCCCCGGAGACTGGCTGGAGGGCGTTACGTTCGGCGTTTTCGTCGAGTGCCTGACGGTGTTCGAGGCTCTGGCCGCCGCTGATGATGAAGGAGTGGCCGAAGGTTACGCCCATATCGCCCGCCGCCTGTATAATATTCCGGACGCGGAACCGGTTCCCGACCTTTTGGCATTTCACGCGCCGACGCTTCTTTCCTCTGTATGGAAGGCGATAATGTCCGGCCCGATTGATATTAACGGGAAGAAAATCGACTTTCGGATTATTTTCAAGGGTTCCGGATCCTCCCGTCCTGACGATAAAACCGGCTGGACTGGCATAACTTTCGAGATAGCCTCCGCCGGGCTGTTCGGTAATGTGCGAGACGTGGAGCGCTCAGATATGTGGGAGGTTCTTATTTACCTCTATAAGTGCAAATTCGAGTATCTGCACGAGAAGCGAAATAACCCGGCAAAATAAGCAGATTTAAGACGGTTTAACCGGAGATTCATATTCAAATATTTATATATCATGGAATTATCGCAGAAAATTAAACAGATGATTAAGGCGTGGGAGGGTTGCAAGCTCACCGCATACCGTTGCCCCGCCGGTGTTATGACTATCGGCTACGGCCATACCGGCCCCGATGTTACTCCGGGTAAGCACATAACACAGCAGGAGGCCGACGCGCTTTTCGAGGAGGATATTAAGCGTTTCGCCGCCACTGTCGCCCCTACCTTCTCAGGGGTGCAGCTCTCCGGCTGTCAGTTCGACGCGCTCGTATCTCTTTCCTACAATATCGGTTCTCTCTCAACGAAGGCCCCGACACTCGTCCGCATGGTGAAGGCAAACCCAGCCGATCCGGCTATCCGCGCCGAGTTCCTGAAGCACGTAAACGCAAGAGTTAACGGTGTTCTGAAACCTCTCCCCGGTCTGGTGAAACGACGTACCGCCGAGGCTAACCACTATTTCGGTCAGATATGATAAATCTCTCTCTCTTTCGCGAGTATTGGCAGAGCGTTGCCGATCGCCTCGATTCTATTACCGGGGTTCTCCCTATCACTATTGACAAGGAGATGGGCAAGAAGATTCAGGCGCTCCCGTCTGATTCTATGACGCTCTTTATCTTTCCGCCGTTGGCTGATTCCTCGGCCAATAATCCCGATGCCTTCAAGGAAGCAAATCAGTGCGTAGTGTTTGTGATGAAGAAATATAACCCGATGAAGGAATCGGCGTTCGACATTCTGGAACAGACGCAGCCAGTAGCGGAAGCGGTAAAAAATTGCTTGCTCAACGACCAGCGCGGAACCTGTCCGGCTTTCTCTATCGACGTGGCTTCTATCGAGACGGCCCCGGAAACGGAGCTTTACGGCACGTTCGCGGGTTGGTCGATAGCTTTTAACGCTAACTCATTCGGATTATGACCGAGCCGACACAAGACCCCGACCTCGTCTCAAAATATTTCACGGAGTATATTCGCCGGGGATTCCGCAATATTTTCGAGGAACAGAGACGTATTGCAGCGAATAAGATTTACGGAAAACAGGCTTACCGTACAGACGGGAGCAAGCGCAGTCGTTCGGGAAGATTGCAGAAGGCACTCGAAAGTCCGACGCTAATCCTTGACGGTTCCGGGTCGTCGCTTTCCGCAGCTGTGAAATATCCGACGTATATCCGATTTCTCGATATGAAGCGTCTCGGAAATTACCGGATCTATAACCGGCCTATCTGGGGGATTCTCTATAAACAGACGTTCCGGGATATTCGATACGAGTTTCATGATTGGCTAAAGAAATTTACTACGACCACAATCTCTAACAGTTATCAACAATAAACCGAGTTATCAACATGAAAAAGTTAAAAATTATCGTGGCTGCTATCATTCGCGGCGCTCTCATTCTCTCGCCCGGCGCTGCCTATCTCTGGTGGCTCTGGGGTAAGGTTGCCGCTTCTGTGGCTATCCTTGCCGCTGTGGGCCTCGAAACGCTCTGGCTCATCGCCTTCTCGTTCATTGTGCTGTTCGTTCAGGCATGGCGCGACCGCAAAAAGGAGGCCGAATCCATCGAGGAGTCTCAGGAAGAAACAGCAGACACCACCCGCTCCTGAAAATTAACCTTCCGTTACGTTGCATATATTTGCGCTCGTAAGTTTTTATACTTGCGGGCGCTTATTATGTTGTGTAACATATTTATTTTATTTTGAATATATCGCCTAATTCAAAAATAATGCTTACCTTTGTGAAAATTAATGTTATATCGATATGGGAGGAATAGGAAGCGGAGGCGCCCGCGAAGGTGCCGGGCGTAAAACTCAGGACGGCGAACCGAGGACGAAAATTTCGGTTACGCTCCCGACGTGGCTCTTGTCGATGATTCGAGACGAGGCCGACCGCCGGAAAATCTCAACCTCTCAACTCATAACGGAATTTTTAACGAAAGGAGTAGAAAAATGATTCGGAAATTATTAGCTAATTTGGTTCTCGTCGCCGTTCCTGCGGTCTGGTTGTACGTGTTTTATAGAATCGACGGCGAATTTTCGTTTTCGGGCTTTCTCATGGCCGCCTTTCTTTCAGCAATCACATATCTAATCCTTTATTTGTTTTTCGTAATTGTTTACCGACTGAGAGTCGGAGAACCTTTAATCGAAGCTCAGTATCCGGAGCCTCGAAAATTGCCACTCTGGTACCGCATTTTGTCGAGGTTTTTCCGCTAATCCGGTGTCCTTCATAGACTAACCCGCAGGGGGTAATTTTGCCAAAAACAAGATTACCCCCTTTGTCATGGCAAAATTAAACAATGATAAAATTTCGGTCGAGCTTGATCTGAAGGCACAAAAGGCACAAGAGGAGATTCACCGCCTTACAAAAGCGACTGAAAACCTCCGTAAACAGAACGCCGAACACCGTAAGGAGATTTCTCGCCTCACGGCTACCGAGGGCGACCACTCAGAGGAGATTAAACGCCTTAACGCTACAATTCAGGAAAATACCCGTGAAATCGAGAAGAATAAGCGGGAAATTACCGCTCAGGAAAAGCAAATCGACATTTCGAGGAAAACAGCCGCGCAGCTCGGTAAGGAGCTGAAAAATCTTAAACGTGACCTGGCGAACACGTCGAGAGCCGCAGACCCGAAACGATACAGAGAGTTAGAGGATCAGATTAGGCGTGTCGAAAAGGCTCACGCAGAGGCCACACGCTCGACCCGCGGGTTTATGGCTTCTCTCTTGTCTCTGGATAAGATCGCTACCTCAATAAAGGGATTTTTTATGGGGCTGGGTATGATTATCACTACTCAGGTTATAGGAGCTTTTAAAAATTTAGTATCGATTATTCAGGATTTCGAGCGAGCGAACTCTAAATTAGCGTCGGTTCTGGGTACGAGCATTGATGGCGTTTCAAAGCTGACCGAGCAAGCGAAATATTTAGGCAGGACAACCACCGCGACAGCCTCTCAGGTTACAGCCCTCCAAACTGAGCTGGCGAAACTCGGTTTTTCTCAGGACGTGATCGAGAAGCTGACGCCGGCTACCTTGAAATTTGCGAAGGCCGTAGATACAGACCTTTCGAGCGCCGCCGCCTTTGCCGGTGCCGCTATGCGCATGTTTAATAAAGACGCCGACGAGGCGGAGGCGGTTATGGCCTCTTTTGCTGTCGCCACCACTAAAAGCGCCCTCGATTTCAATAAGCTGGAGGGTTCGCTGGCTACCGTCGGCCCTGTCGCGTACTCTTTCGGGTTCGCACTGGAGGAAACAACCGCACTTCTCGGCCAGCTGTCAAACGCAGGTTTTGACGCATCGAGCGCTGCCACCGCGACACGTAATATCCTCCTGAATCTGGCCGACGCTAACGGGGATCTTGCTCAGGCTCTCGGCGGCCCGGTTCAGAACCTCGATCAACTTGTCGCGGGCCTTAAGAAACTTAACTCAGAGGGTGTCGATCTTGCGAAGGCTCTCGAACTTACAGATAAACGAAGCGTAGCCGCCTTCTCGACTTTCCTTAATGGTGCCGATGATATTCTGGCCCTCCGTGATTCCATTACGGGCTGCACAGATGATTTTAACGCTATGTCGGAGACAATGGCCGATAATGCCACCGGTTCATGGGCTGGTTTCGAGTCTGCGGTCGAAGGGCTGGTGATGAAATTCTATTCTTTCCGCGTGGCCCTTAAAACGTTCTACGAATGGGCTACGGAGCTGGTAAACTGGATTGGCTCAATTATTGACGCGCTTACTCCGCTGGGTACTATGATAGGAACAGTGGTTGCCGGGGTGGGCTGGCTGATTTCCGGCGTCGCTACGCTTGTCGGCTGGTTCTCGAAGCTATTTACTCAGACAAAAGCGGGCCGAATAATTCTCAACTCGCTCGTGGCCGGTCTGATTACTTATAAAATCATGGCTCTGGCTGCTGCAAAGGCTACAAAATCATTTTTTACCAACATAGCAACCGCAACTAAATCGGCACTTGCTTTTGTAAAGGCTATGGCCCTAAAGGCTAAGGCTATGGTGGTTGAATCAGCCTCAAATATTAAAGCGGCCATCGCCACACGCTCGTTTAACGCTGCCCTCATGGCGAACCCGATTATTCTTATCGTTAGCCTTCTGGCTATGGCGATCGCCGCGATTATTAGCTATAATTCGGCTACCGAGGACGCCACCGACGCCCAAAGAGAACTGAATGAGGTAGAGGAGATCAACGCTAAAAACCGGGAGGATGGGATTAAACGGGCTGACGAAATGAATAAAAGTCTGGCCGTCGAGCGCGATCGTATTTCAGAACTCCTGAAAATAGCCGAAAACGAGACTATAGCAAAGGAGCGACGCGAAAAAGCGATAAAGAAACTGAATGAAATTTGCCCGGAATATAACGGTTACATAGACGCGGAAACGGGCGCCCTTCGTGGAGCTACTCAGGCACTTAACGAATACCTCGTTTCGCTGGAGAAAAAGGCCCGAATGGAATATTACCGGGAAAATTACGAACAGTACGTCAAGGACATAGAGGACAGCCAGCGAAAGCTGCAACGTATGTACGACGAGAATCTTAAACGTGAGGTTCATCGACGTGCCGAGCTGATACGTCAATCATATCCGGAACTCGACAAGCAAGAGGCGTATTTGCGGGCTTATAATGCCCTTTATAATGACTGGGTTACCGGAACTTTTGAGGACGAACGTCTGATCGAAGCTGTACGCGATTTCAACGCTGCCGACGCCGCTCTAAATGAGTTACAGGCCGATTTTATCGATCTAAAACTCGACATGAAGGCTGCGGGCGTAGATCTTGCGGATATTATGACAGACGAGGTTATCACTCCTTTGAAGAACACCGGCGCAGTAGCTTCCGAAACGGTTTCACGCCTGAAGGAGATTAACGCCGAACTGAAACGCCTTCGTAAAATCGACCCGCAGAGCGATGAGGAACTCGACCGAATCCAGAAGCGTATTAAATTGCTTCAGGAGGAACGCAAGGAGCTGATGGGAAAGGCCAGACAGAAACGGGAGCCAGGAACATATGGCGCCGATTCTCTCGACGAAGTTACGGCCCCCGTTGATGATGAACACCAGCGCCGCCTTCTTGAAATCAATAAATCTGATTTGAAGGAAACGGAGCGCACCATTGCCAAGAATCGGGAGTTGATTCGATATTGCTCGGAATTGACGGCGGCCCTCGATATACTCCGGGAACGAACAGACAGCACTCACACCAAGACGCTTGACGCTATCACCGCCGAGCAGAATAAGTTGGCTCAGCAATCGGCAGCAGCTCAACAGGCAATAAATAAGGCTCTGATTAAGCAGGACGCCACCGACCACAAGGAGAGAATGACCGCGACAGAGGCGTTTTATCGCCACCAAAGCGATTTAATCCGGGCATCGGTTATTGCTGACGCTGATTTAGAGGAGGCGGCCAAGGTTTACCAGCTTGACCTCGACAGACAGTTGCATAACGACCAGCTGAAAGAACTTCAGGCCTATTATGACAGTGTTAACGCAGCAGACTATTACAGCAGCGAGGAGAAACAAAACCTTCTTCGACAGATTTCCACCGACATTTCTAAGGTTCAAAGCCAGATTCTGACAGATACCGGGAAATTCTCGGAGCTTCTTCGTGAGGCTATGGCCGACACGACCAGCGCTGACGGCATTAAGGCCGGATTCGACAGCCAGCGGGCCGGCTTGATTTCATATTACGAGGCTCTGAAGGAAGCCGCCGGAGATAATGCGGAGGCTATCGTCGCCCTCGAAACGGAAAAACAACGACGTATCGCGGCCCTGAACTTCCAGTATCAAGAGCAGATGTGGCAAATTCAGGAGCTTACCGGTCTTTCATGGGCCGACGAGTTTAATCGGGAACTCGCACAGCTTGAAAATTACCACCGTCAAGGGCTGATAAAGGAGAAGGATTATCAGAAAAAGAAGCTACAGATGGGCGTCGATAATGCTAAAAAGTATTTCGATTATTACGCTAATCTTTCCGGCTCAATGTTTTCGGCTATTCAGGACGCGGAAATTGCACAAAGCGACGCGAAATTCGATGTTCTGATACAACAGGCGAAAAATAACGGTGAGGACACCGCCGCACTCGAAGAAGAAAAAGAAAATAAAAAACTCGAAATTCAAAAGAAATACGCCGACGTTAATTTTGCCATAAAGGTATCGCAAATTGTTGCAGATACAGCAGTTTCGATTATGAAGGCTTTCGCCGACCTCGGCCCTATCGGTGGAGCTATCGCGGCGGCCATGCTGACAGCTACGGGCATTGCTCAGGCCGTGAGCGCGAAGGCCGAACGCGATAAAATCAAGAATATGCAGCCGGGGAATACTGCTGGAAGCTCGGCCACTCAACCGGCGAAGGCGGAACGTGTTCTTTCCGGCTATGCTGAAGGCGGCTACACCGGTGACGGAGACCGCTACGAGGTCGCGGGTGTCGTTCATCGCGGCGAGTATGTGGTGCCGAAGCCAATTATGGATAATCCGCGAGTGGTTGATGCCGTGGGTACGATTGAGGCGATTCGCCGTAATAAGCTTCTCGGTTCCGGAATTCCCGTCGGAACTCCTTCAGCTGGCTACGCCGACGGCGGTTTTACTTCCACAGCTCCGGCCATCGACGCCGCTGATCTCGTTCAGGCGGCGAAGGAGCTTAGGGCCGCTGCCAGAAATATGCGGGCTTATGTGCTATTGCAAGACATAGAAGATAAACAAGATACGATGGAACGCGCCCGCGCTCCATTCACCCGAAAAAAACGCTAATTTTTTGTTGCTATGCTTAAAATTAAGACAGGAGGCGAGGCTATTGATCTCCCTTCAGGGTTTTCTATCGAAATAGAGGACTCTAACCCTATATTCAACGAGCGAGGCAGTCAGTCGATACCAGCCACTGTTCCAGCCACCCGCCGAAATATCCGCCTTCTCGGTGCGCCTCACCGTATTGATACGGGATTCGACCCTAATTTCCCGGAACAGTCCGCAGAGGTTGTCGAAGGGCCTTACATTCGTAGCGGTGTTCTGAATATAACGGAGGCAGGGAAAAAGGAGGGTATTACTTTTAACATAGGTTTCGACAATTCAACGGCCTACGCTAAGTGGCAGGCTAAGAAATTGGCCGAGCTGGATAACCTTCCGACCTATTTACCGAATGAGCAGAACGGAGGCTATCGTATAGAATGGCTTCTTAACGACCTTGATAGAATTTACCGAACACCGAATCCGCAAACAGATGATTTCGCGGTTTTCCCGGTTGCTGTCAACAATGAAAGTACGGGAACCGACAACGAAAAAAAGGTTTATTGGGAGGTTCTCAATCTTGTAGGAGACCACGGACTGGCGCAGCCGGGAACGGTTAAACGCCTTATCGACGGAGTGATTACAGATGTTTCAATACCTGAAGGCTATATGGTTACGCCATTTCTTCGGGTGTGGCGCGTTCTGGAACTTATTTTTGAAAATATAGGAGTTGAAATTATTGAAAATCCGTTCAAAAATAATATCGAGCTGGCCCGGCTCGTGGTGCTGAATAATGCGGCGGATTCTGTTTGCCGGGCAGAGGTTAAATATTCTGACCTTATGCCGGACAGCTCGGTCGAGGAGTTTCTGAACGCGCTCTGGGTTCGTTTTGGATTCGTCTATAATATTGACAATAACACGGGAACTGTTCGCCTTGAACTATTACGGGATATAATAAATAGCCGGGGATCTCGCAATCTTACAGAATTGGCTACAGGCCCGGAAAAAATCATCTATGAGGCCCGGCAATACGTCAAGTTATCGGCTAACACGTCGATAGAGGGTGCAGCGCCAAGCCACGAGAGGTTCGAGGATTTTGTTAAGGGCCTGAATGTAGGTTCGGTTCGCCTTGGCGCACATGTTAGCGAATGGCAGAACGTAGGTACTCAGGACGAGCCGAAATGGGACGGAGACGTTTATGACGATTATTACGACCCCTGGGAGGATTGGGAGCCGGATCAGGATTACCCGGAGCCTCCGGAAGCTGATTACCCGGAGCCTGACGACGACCGCGACGATGGACGCGATGATTATGACGACGACCGCGACTATTACGCGGCGAGAAGCGCGGCTTCACGTGCTGGCGCTTCTGTTACAACATCTAACACTACGTTTCTCGCTCGTGAGTTTATCACGGGTATGTGGTACCGCCTCGATGCTACAAATGGGAAGGTTCGTCTATCCTCGTCAAGTTTTTTTAATTGGGATCCGCAGCCGGAAGGGCTTACGCCGCTGGAGCTTTCGAGCGACGACGAGTTTGTGCCGGTTGACCGCGTTAACACCGTGGGCCTCGGCGTCGGGCATTATTTCAATGACAAATGCCCGGTTTATCTTTTCGGCGCCCGGCATTATCATAGCTACATAAAGGGAAGCGATGAAACCGAAAATACGGGGGAATCGACGCCCCTTGCCTTTATGTTCGCTTATACTAAGGATAATAAGACGTTCGGGCGCCTGAATCCTGAAGGCGATGACGGCCTCCCTATTACCCTCGACGATGGAACGAAACCGACGCTTTCGCTACTGTTCCAGTTCAAGGACGGCCTGTTTGCAAAGTTCTGGGCCGATTATGATGAGATTCTACGGCACGGAAATCGCTCCGTCGAAATTAACACCCGTGTTAATAAATTAGATCTCTCGCTGTTCGGAGTAATTGACGTATATACCTTTAAGGGCATTCGCTGCTTGATTGATACGATGAATTATTCGTTACCTTCTGGCCGTAATATCTCGGTAGATATGAAGCTCCGCACGATTCAGCCACATGGTAAATATAATATCACCGAGGAACAGAAGGTGCCGGATTTCTCAGCGGGTTCTCGGCATCTTGAATGGCGTTTGTTGAGCGATAACTACGGTGAGGCTTTGAATACTTATGAGGCAAGACGTCTGGCCGCTAATAATTATATATCCTGCTATGAGTATCAGCCGCACGGAACTGAGGGCGATTATTGGTATATCGGGCCAGCCGGGGCCGTGTTCCGCTCGATGTCGAGGGTTCTGCCGACGTGGGAAAACGATACGACGATCCCGGAACCGACTGGAATAAACCAGAAATTAACGAGGAAATACAAGGCCCGTCTGATTTACGATATTTACGAAATTCACGATATGACCTATCAGGGAGAGCAGGAAGATTGGGAACTTGACGAATTGCCAATCGGACAAGAGGAGGCAATCGTGGAATATACGGTCGTTCTCGTTCCTAAATGGGTTGCTGATTAGTCCTTTCGCTTTCCTGTTGTTAGTGGCAATTTTGCGACATGGAAAGTAATAATATCGTTACAGCTCCGCAAGTAGCGGAGGTCGAAGAATTTTACGAGTTCTGGAAGCGAAACCACACGGGGTCGCTTTCAGGATTCTACGACTTTATGACAACTCCATCACCGGAGCGAGACGAGTTTTTAACACAGTGGGGAGCTAAGACCGAGTTTAATGGTTCTATCGCCTCCGTTACTTTGGTTCTCGGCTGATTATGAAAGTACAGAATGTTACAAGTGGGTTCGCCTTTTCGCGTAATCCGATTATTTTAAGGGAGAATTTTCCGGGCGACGCTTTCGATAAGCGGGGCGGAAAATTAACCGTCATGATGTCGGGAACGAATATTTACGAAGGCCGGTTTTTCCCGCCTCTGCATCTTGACATTTCGGAGATTATAGACGCTTTTATATGGAATTTCCCCGAACCACCGGAAGGCAATACGGATCCCGTAGTGGAAATTTATGACGCGGGTACTCTGGCCGACTTCTCAATTTATGTACTGGCAGAATACGACGGTTACGAGGGTGAATGTGAATTTACCGCGATCCCCGGCGGCATATCGAAACAGAATTTTCGCCGGTTCGTCAGTCTGGGAACCGATGTGTTCGATTCCCGGTTCATAAATCCGAAGGGTAATTTTTTTCTTACGACCAGAACAGCCGGGTGGCGCGTGATTATGAAGGAAACGGAGCTTTATCCGCTCTATTTCTTAATTAGCCAACAGATCAAACAAATTGATGTAGTGGAGACGGTTACGGGCAAAACTTTGACGTTTGACCGTCTGGGTATGGGCGTTTCAGCTCTGGATATTGACGCGCTACGCCGTCGCTTCATGAACGATCACCGGGTTATACCTAATATATTCGATGTTTATATGGCCGGGGTATTCTCGTGCCGTGTTGTAGTCGAGCGTTCGGATATTTCCAAAGAGCGTTATCGCCTGAAATTCCGTAATTCTCTCGGCATATTTGAGATTATAGAGCTTACCGGAGAACTGTCTGTCTCCCCGGAATATGAGGAGGCGGAGGAAGCTATTTTCAAGCGGCTGGATTCTGTTACAGGAGATTTCTACACCGAACGGGAGCGCGTCGAGAGACGTCAGGCCATAACGGTGGAGACTGGAGTTAAACGCCCGGACGAGGTTCGCTTCATTATGGATATGATTGCAAGCGAGGAGGTCTATCTGCTCGATTTGACAGCTCTCCCGGTGAAGGTAATCCCATCGGCCGAGGAGTTTACGTATCGCCCGCGTCCGGACGCACCCGAAAAGTTCTCTATAAAACTGACTATCGCAGACGCGGAAACCAATATTATGCAGGATATTATCGACGGTTCAGAAGGCAGGAAACCGCGTGTGTTCTCGAAGCAGTTCAGCAAACAATTTAACTAATCAATTATTCACAATGGCAGACACTACGACACAAAAGTTTATAGATGACCTTATAACGGTTATCTGGAACGCCGAGGATCCCGAAAGCGTTACAAATGAAATGGTCGCCCGTGTGTTCGATTTTTTGAATAGGGGTTACAAAGACCTTTTGACGAATAATTCGGCGGTGCAGACGGAACGGGCCGAACGTGTGGCCGCCGACGCAGCTTTGCAACGGACTATCGACACGCTTCAGCTTGCCCTCCAGACTGTGACACGAACGGCAAACGACGCACAGACGGCAGCCACCAAAAACAAACAGTCAATTGATAATATTCTCGGTAAAAATGCCTCTCAGGCTATCGAGAATTTTCAGGAGATTCTCAATTTTCTTAACGGGATTAAGGATAACGACAGTCTCGCCGACCTTCTCGCCGCTATAAATTCGCGCCTTAATATTCTGGAGGACGATTTTATGAATCTGGAGGACGCGGACGAATTGCAGCGGGAGCGCCTTGATTCCCTTGAAACCGCTGTTAATATCCGCAGCGTTGCGGGAGTTGACGACATTACCGAAAGCGGTTTATATTATTTGAATATAGCCGGAAGCTCCGGCAATGTGCTGGTGGTTCGCAGACAACAATCCGCCAGCTCTCCGGTTGGAGCCTCTAAGGGTGCCATTATTCAGTATCTTTTTGGCGCTTCCGGCCTTACTTTTCGCCGAGGCACATACCTGAGCAATCAGGCTGGCACGAATGTAACGTGGGCCGATTGGGAGGAAGTCGGCCAGAAGGGCGCCGGAAATCTTATCAACGTGACGGAACTTGTTCCGCCCGAAAACGGTTTTTACGACCTTGTTTCAGCTATTGAGGCGGTTCCGGCCACTCATCGCGCCCTCGGTCGCTGGATTACCTACCGCCTCGGTACAGGGGAGTGGGAAACGAAGCAGTTCAAAGGCTCAACGCTGACACAGTGGGAAAGCGCCGACGCTTGGGAGGACACCGGAGGCAAAGGAAAAATCACAGGCATTAAACTGAATGGCAAGCCGGTAAACCCGGACGCCGAAGGCGTGGTAAATATCACTATGGACGAAATCGAGGTGGACGAAACTCTTTCTCCGAACTCAACAAACCCGGTTCAGAACAATGTGGTCACTCAGGCTATCAACGACCTTCAGGATAAGACGATCGCCAATATCGACCCGCAGATGAATGAGGAGGGAACGGAGATTCATTTGTCAATCACCAATAAAGACGGCGCCGAGATTGCCGGGTGTGATATTCCCGTAAGCACCGGCGGTGGCGGAGAGCAGGGATCAACAGCTAAAATCGTACTTTCGGCGAAGGTAGATAACCCGATTATCCGAGAGGGTTCGCCGGTTATGCTCTCTTATTCTTATGACCACCAGTATCTCGGAGGAGATCAGGGAGGTGAATCGACAGGCCAACGCGCCGACATCGAAATTACCATCAAGAACGGAGCTGTTACCACGTTTTCTACTACGCTAAACGACGTGACAGCCGGTACAAAGGAACTCGATATTACGAGCTATATCCGCAGCGGCACAACCGATATTACGGTAAAGGCTTCAGTTATTGACCCGGAAACAGGCGCGAAGCGCACCCGGCAGGCTACCGCGCAAGTTCGCGCGCTCACTCTGGCCCTGTCAAGCTCTTATTCGCTTGCAAACTCTATCGCCGGAGGTGGTTACACTCCTTATGAGACGGTTACGATTCCGTTCACGGTTCAGGGTTCAGGCTCTAAAACGATAAATCTGTATCTCGACGGCCAGCCTTACGATACGAAGGTCGTTAATAAATCCGGCAAGACGAACGGCAGCTTTGCCGTACCGATGTCGGCTCTGACTGTTGGCCGACATAATATTCAAATGGTTGCAGAGCTGGAGGCGTCGGAGACGCTGACACTCCTTTCGGAATCTATTTATATCGACCTCCTGAAGAAACCGGCGGCGGGTAACGTCTCAACCCCCTTCCTCGGTACGATGATTATCTTCCCGGACGGTCGTATCTTCGAGGGTAACGATTATCTTACTCCGACATTGGAGGTAGGGCAATTCGAGCGCGTGGATTTCGATTTCGTGGCCTATAACCCGGATATTACTCCGGCGGTTGTCGAGGTATTCCACGACGGGCTGCAAACTCAGAGCGTGAACGCTCCGCGGACAGTGCAACACTATACCAATCGGTTCACCACTCCAGGAACTGAAACGATGATGTTCAGAACCGGTGAAACGGAATATCATTTCAATATCGAGGTGGTGGAATCTTCTATCAATCTCGCCGAAATTGCCGATTCGCTCCGCTGTAAGTTCTCGGCAGCCGGTCGAAGCAATAATGAGGAGAATCCGGCGCAATGGGTGAGCAACGGCGTTACTGTCGATTTTGAGGGTTTCGATTGGGCCACGAATGGCTGGACAGGTGATTCTCTCAGAATGACTAACGGCGCGAAAATCACTATCAATGACACTCCGTTTGCTTCTGACGTGATGGCTACCGGCTTCACGTTCGAGGCTGAATTAACGTGTTCAAACGTGGCTGATCGCGATGCTTTCGTGCTTAAGTGTATGCACAACGCGGTGGGCATACAAATGACGACCGAGGAGGCTAAAATCTTAGTTTCCGGCGGCCAGGCTCTTGATACTAAGTTCGCGCCTGATATTCCTATTAAAATTGCGTTCGTAGTGGAGCGAAAGGACGGAAATCGCCTTCTCATGCTCTACGTTAATGGCATACGCGACCGCGCTCTGCAATATCAAGCCGGCGCCTCGCTCATGCAGTCAACACCGGCCAAAATCGAGATTTCAAGCGAGGCCGCAGACGTGGAGTTGCGCAATATCAGAATTTATAATCGTGCGCTCTCTGATGATGAAATGTTAGCCAATCACATGGTGGATCGCCCCACTGCTGATGATATGGTTCTCATGTTCCAGAAAAATGACGTTCTTAACGACGAGGACGAACTCGATATAGACAAGCTCCGCGCTCAGGGTAAAGGCGTTATGCGTATCGTCGGAGACGTGGAGCTGGTGACGCAGACGAACGATAAGAAATTCGAGGTTCCTGTCGATATATACTTTTATTCTCCATATGGCAAGGAGTACGATTTCGTTATCCGTAACGCCGGTTTACGAATACAGGGTACTTCCTCCGTAACCTATCCTCGCAAAAACTGGCGTATCTATTTCCAGCGTTCGGAAAAGTACGGTACTGTTCTGGAGGTTAACGGCGTTGTCGTGCCTGATTGCAAGTATTCGTTTAAGCCCGGCGCTCGCCCTGTCGATATTTTCTGTCTGAAGGCGGATTTTTCGGATTCGTCAAGCACTCACAACACTGGCGGCGTTCGGATCGTTAACGACGTGTTCCGCCGCTGTGGCTGGCTTACTCCGCCGCAAGCTGCTTACAATGGTAACTATGACGTTCGTATCGGTGTAGACGGATTTCCGATAAACCTTTTCTACGATAATGACGGTTCGGGCGTAGCGAAATTCCTCGGAAAGTATAATTTCAATAACGAGAAATCGGATTCGCACCAAGTTTACGGATTCGAGGGCATCGAGGGCTTCAACGATGAAGCTACTCTGAACGGCCAGCGTAATAAGTGTATTTGTCTGGAGTTCCTGAACAACTCGGAGGCGCTCTGTCTGTTCGGAACGGCGGAAATGACAACTTTTGACAAGGCTCTGGAATTTCGTTTCAAACCGGACAAGACTTGGGCCACCGCCGACGAGGAGGATCGCGCCGCAGTCCTCCGCCTCTGGAACTGGATTCAATCATGTAAGGGAAACCCGTCGAAATTCCTCCGCGAGTACAAGGATTATTTTATAAATGATTCTCCTTTCGCATGGTACGCGCTCACGAACTATTTCATGGCTGTGGACAACCGCGCCAAGAACATGATGCTGGCAACGTGGGATGGTATTCACTGGATGTTTCTCCCCTACGACTTTGACACACTGTTCGGCGAACGAAACGATTCGTACCTCAAATTCGATTATAAAATCGATTTTGACACGTTCGACGATTCGCAACAGGCGTATTGCTTCGCCGGGCATGATTCGGTTCTCTGGGAGCTTGTACGAGCTTGCCCCGAAAAACTGGCCGAGGTAGCTCGTACTATCCGCGCCAATATGTCAACGGAATACGTTCTTTCTGTGTTCAATGAAGAAATGATGGGGGCGTGGTGTGAGCGCATCTACAATAAGGACGGCGAATTTAAATATATTACGCCGCTTCTGGAACAGGGCCGCGACTATCTCTACGCCCTTCAGGGTTCAAGATACGCCCACCGTACCTATACTATCGTTAACCGTTTTGCGCTCCTCGACGCTGAGTATTGCGCCGGTACCTACCGCGCTGATTCATTCCCTCTTTATTTGTCGTATAACTTTGCGGCTAATCCGAGAGATCTGAAGCTCACAGCCTCCGAACGTTATTATTTTGGCTATGGTATGCAAAACGGTGACCCGACGGTTTCAGGTCTTCGTGCTGATGAAGCGGGTGACGAGGTTACTCTGACATTCAAACAGAATCTTATCGTTAATGACCCGCAAAGCGTTTTTGGGGCCTCACGTATTCGCTCGATGAACCTTACTAACATAAGCCACGCGATTATAGGTACACTCAATCTTAATCCGTGTATAAGGTTGACGGAGCTTGACGCCTCTTGCGCTCAGGGCCAGAATACGCTTACAAATCTGGTTCTCGAACAATGTCGCAACCTCCGAACTCTTGATGTCAACGGCCTGAACGGTCTATCGTCGCTAAATCTTGCCAACAACAGGAAGCTGGAGATTATCGACGCCACTACTTCGCAGCTCTCTAACGTGATTTTCGCACAGGGCGGAAACTTATCAATGGCAAAGCTCCCGACAACTCTCCAGACGCTCGAACTTCGATACCTGAAAAAACTTGCTCTTTCGGGCCTCGTATTCTCCGGAACTCCGGCGGTTACTCGCCTTGTTGTTGATAATTGCCCGCTGATCGACTGGCAGAAGATCCTCGACCGCTGCCCCTCGACCACACACCTTCGTGTTACCGGCATAAACGAGAGCGGACGCGGCGAATTGCTCGAACGCTTCCGCTCCATGCACGGAGTAGATGAAAACGGCAATAATACCGATAAATGCCGTCTTGTGGGTGTGTACCAGCTCACTAAATACGTCGAGGAAGCTGAGTTCGAGAAGCTTTGCGCCGATTTCCCGGAATTGCTTATCAAGCAGCCGGAATGGACGGTTATTAAGTACGATGAAACGGTTTCAGATAGTAAGAATATTTCCAATCTCGACAATGAAACCGGCTATGACTACGACAATGATTATAAGGAATCGGCCCACGTTTCGGCGATTATGGCAAAACGTCACCGCGTTATGGCTAAATATACAGCCGAGGCCGAAATGACGGTTTGCCCGCTTGATGATACGGATTCACGACGTTATCACGACGGAACAGAGGCTAATCTTCAGGGTTTCAATCACCCGACGAAAGCCGACGAGGGCGATTTTATGATGTTCGAGCCGGATCGTTGGTGCAAGGGTATTGACGATTTTATTAACCGCTGCCACTACCACTGTTTTAGCTCTCTGAAGGCCGTAAGTATGCCGGAGGGTCGCCGCCTTCTGGCCGATGATATGCTGGAGGTTCGAGACCGCTCGGCCTGTCGTGTGGCTTCGACTTATGACACATTCGACGAATGTCTGTCAGTGTTCGATGATTACCGGGTATATGTGACCGAATGTTCCGGTTATAAACAGGCCCGCTGGCCCGCTGTGAACTCGTCGGTTTACGGGGCCGTTTTCCTCGATGCTGATAACAGAATCGTTGGCCGAGCTGCCGCCAATAGCGGACGAATGACCGATACAAGCTACCTATTTACCAACGTGCCGGAAAATGCCGTAAAACTGGCCTTCACTTGCCGCAGAGACGTGGCGTTCACTTTCGTATGGCTCACCACATCGTCGGAGATTCACGCTATTGAGCCGGACGCATGGCGAACCGGAGAATATCTCGTTGGCGTCGATAAGGCGTATTACGGAAATATGCAGATCCGGAGTATTAACGGCGTAGTTCCTACGACAAGTGTATCGCAATCGCAATTTGTGGATTATTGCACCAGACGCGGTAAAGGTTTCACATCGATTACCTACAATATGCACCGCGATATCGCTTGCTTGTCATGGGCTAAATATGGTAATCGAGATTGCTCGGTAGTGTGTGGCTATGGCTCAGGTTCTAACACGACGCTTACCGGCCTGACTGCCTTCCTCGGCATGAAGGACACAATTAAAAATCCATCTGCTGCTATCGGCGCCGCCGGAGGCTGGTACTACGACGATACTAACACGCTTAGAAGCATATCATCTATTAATGCCCTTGGTTATGATAACTTATGGGGTAATGTTGCAGAATGGATGGCCGGAGTTCACTCTGAATATTATGTATTTCATATCGCTGACCCGGAAACAGGCGAGGAGCGTAAGGTTAAGAGCGGAAATGTCAACGATTCTTGGATCGTCGAGCTTCATAACGGGCGATTCATGGACGTGGTTCCTGTTGTTCTTAACGGCACGGAAACAACTCACTACGGCGACAAATTCTGGTGTTCCAACTCGTCGGCCCTTGTGGTGTGTCGCTCCGGCTACATCGCCTACTCGAATTGCGGTGTTTCGTTCACGTACGCGAGCTACGATTCATCGAGCACGAACGCGTGGTTCGGGTCGCGCCTTGCCTTCATTGGTAAAATCGTCTATACGTTAAACGTCGCGGCCTTCTTGGAGGCCGAGGCTATCGCATAAATAGTTAAAGCTTATCCGTATGCAGCTAAACGATACACGAGGGCGGGAGCCTCCCGCCCCCATTCTCCCTCCAGAATGGTAGATCTTCCCAAACTCGTCGGCCCGTGTGGTGTGTCGCTCCGGCTCCTACGCCTACTCGAATTGCGGTGTTTCGTACTCGATCGCGAACTACGATTCATCGAACACGAATGCGTGGGTCGGGTCGCGCCTTGCACTCAAAGCGTTATAAAACTTGCCTCAAATATTTGCCCTCCGGCTCAGATGACGTGTCACCAATGCCGAGGCAGGGGAGAGAGCCACGGCAAAAGCACCGGAAGGTGGAAAGCCGAAACATCACGCGCAGGGGTAGAGTTTAGTAGGGCCACATGGCCGCCGAAACACTTAGGCCCCGGAAAAATGAAGGCAAAAATTTAAATTATGAAGCGTTATAAAGATTCTGATATAATCCCGCTGATTGTGGCGCCCTCTAACCTGAGGGAGTCGATTAGCGCTGTTCTCGCCGGTACGTTTAGGAAATCAACGTCACAAGGACAGGAGATTCTGACACATATCGACCAGATAGAGAATTGGCTGGCGGCGGAAATATCGGCCGGTAAATTCGTCCTCACAACTTACGGGGAGGAGATTCTAAACGATGCGCATAAAGCCAGACGGATTCAATTCCTTTACTCGTATTATGAGAAAATCGGAGTTCATGCCGTCATGAATATAATTGAGCAAGTTACGTTCAAACGTCTGATTCGCACGACGGCGGCCTCCTTGAAACGTCGAGGAGTTCACGATCTCCTTAAGCTGATTCGTCGAGATATTGAGGAAAATCCGGAGTTCTGTAAATTTGTCTACGAGGACGATATTACAAAGTTCTACGAGAGTATTTTACAGGACGTTATGATGGACGCTTTGCGCAGATTGTTCAAAGGGCCGATAACGCTTACTCTACTTGAAGGATTCGTGCGCTTTCTTGCCCGTGGCCTGAGTATTGGCCTACGAAGTTCGCAGCACTTCGGAAACCTTCTACTATCTGTTTACCTCGATCATTATTTAAAATCTGAAAATCGCGTGAAATTCTATTATCGTTATTGCGACGATAAAAGAATTATGGCCGATACGAAGGAGGAAGCGTGGCGGGGTGCCTCCCTGACGCGGGAACGTGTCGAGTTCATGGGGCTGGAGGTGAAACCGAATTACCGCGTTTATCCTATCGAGGAGGGTATCGATTTTCTCGGTTATAAGATTTACCCGGAGTTTATCAGGATCCGTAAACGAAATAAGAAGAAGGCCGCGAAACGCCTTCACAGAATCAAAAGCAAGCGACGCAGAAGGGAAATTATAGCCTCCTTTTATTCGCTCTGCAAGCACGCTGACGCAAAACATTTATTTTATAAAATCACTGGAATAAGAATGGCAGATTATCAAAATCTTAAATCGCTGGCCGACCTCGGTATCTCAACAAATCCGGGTATTCGCCGAAACGGACAAAAGAATTTCGTGTGTCGTGAGGTGCCGTTAAAAGCTCTCGTCGGTACAGCTCTTTGTTTGCTGGATTTTCAAACGGGCGTTTCGACGAAATACTCGCGAAAAGCGCTGAAGGAGGCGCAGGCTCAGGGCGATGTCGAAGCGGTTGAGAAAACAAAATATCTTGTTTGCGCCCGCGTGATTTCTACTAACCGGGTGCAGCTTGCAGCCTGTAATCTGGTGCTGAAGAAGGGCGATGTTATCAAGTTCTTTACCGGATATCCTGATATGTGCGATATTTGCGATGTACTTAAGGAGAAGGGTATGCTGGGAGAAAACCGCGTTACTATGGCCCGAAACGATCAGGGCAATTTTACCGAATATTTTTTTACTTAAATATCATCACGAAAATGAAGATTCAAAAAATTTCATGTTCCGAAGTCTTGAAGCCGGTCGAGTGTATTAACCCCCGGCGCTCACGCTATGCCGTTCGCTGGGATCACCACGAGGAGGAGGGCGGCTGGTTCGCTTTTGAAACCGTGTTCGACCATGCTCCGTTGGTAGAGGAGATTCGCACAGTCATTAACGGCCATATCGACGAGCTGACGCAACAGGCTATTATTAACGGGTTTTCTTGGAACGGGCGCCCCATACGCCTTACCGATACTGCTCAACGCAATTTCTTGTTTGCAGTGTATTCGCTCAGTCATACAGGCGAAATCGACCGCGCTCCGTTCGTGGGCCTTCTCGAAGCTGACACAGACGCCGCCGCCGCCGATGAACTGGGAGATATGGTGGCCGCGATGTGGAACCACATAAAAGAACACCGCGCCAAAGGCCAGAGCCTCAAGGACGCGGTGGATTACTCTCGCTACGAGTTGTTATAACATATCATCGAATGCTGATACTCCGGCGACCCGGCTATCTTTCATTATATGTGCGTAAATCATTGTCGTGCTGATCGACGTGTGGCCTAATAGTTTTGAAAGGGTGCCGAGGTCTCCGGAGTTTTTTCTATAATACAGGGTTGCAAAGGTGTGGCGCGCTGCTTTAGCGCTGACGGGCTTTTCGATTCCTATACGCTTGCAGATTCTTTTTATTACGCGGTTGAACGCCTGATCGGTGGGGAGGCTACGGAATAAGCTTCCACGGCCTCGACCGGCTCGATAGTATTCGACGAGCTGGGCCGCCGGTTTTGATAGTGGCATATTTACGCGGGTGTGTGTCTTTATGCGTCTGTAATGGATCTCGCCGCCTCGAATCTGCTCTATTTGTAAGGCTCTGGCGTCGGAGATATGCATGGCCGTAAAAGTCATAAACAGGAAGAACCGAAGCACGTCCTGTTCGTTTTCCGGGAGTTCCCCGGAGGTGAAAAGTGTAATCAGGTTGTTTAATTCCTGTTCAGTAAGGTACACGACCAGAGGGTCGGCTGTGGGTAGCTTGTAAACCTCGAATGGATTTGCCTTCACTTTACCGGCTCTCATCGCTGCATAATAGTGCATACGGATAACACACATATTTTTCCGGATTGTGCCGGGGTTATTGTGGTGATTATCGCGCAGATATGCAGCGTAAACGCGAAGCCACTCCGGAGTTATATCGCCTATCTGGAGGCCCGGAACGTGTTCCTTCAGCTTTTTAAGGGCAGCGGTGTGGTGTCGAATAGTTTCGGGCTGGAGGGCGCTCCGAAGCTCATCGAGGTGCCGCGCGGCGTATTCGTTGAAATTCATAGTTTCGCCGGGGCGCCGGTATAAGGCCAGAAAACTCTCTTTCGTCAGGGCCTCCCCGGTGAGCCGGGCGCGTACAAGTATATCGGAAATTTTCGCCTTAGTGTTTGAGATTATTAGATTTTTGTCTTTTACCTCTTGCCCGCGACCTTTCACGCGCTCCGCTATCTGATCCCACTCCGCCGCAGTTACGGCAAGATCGAGCGGAAGCCGGATTTTCACACGTTCGATGTTCAATACTGCATAAAGGGCCGCCCGCCCGTCGGTGCGTTCGCTTTCGTTGCGACGCTTGATTGTTACTTTAGCCAT